ACCAGACAATCAGTATAGATATGCGGAAAATGTACGTGTAATTACTGATACAGATGGTACTACAGGTGTGTTGCAGAATGTATAGGATACTAGAATGGTAGAAGGAGGAGACTTCTTGAACCCCAATGAAACAGTACTAGCTACTACTACGGTTGATAAGTATGGTGTCATACTTACTGTAGATGGTACTAAAATATGCAGAATATATAGAGTAGAAGGTTATGATGATTTACCATTGAAAGCTACAGTAATAGTTAAAGGTGAACTGGGTTATAATGTAAATTCTAAAGTAAAAATAGTAGCTAACTATGAATCTGCTACTATTATTAAAATCTATATAGCCTCTCCAGATCAGACTATTAAGACTCTTAATATAATGGACGGTAGATATATGCAAACTCCTAACGGTAATCCTTTACTAGACTCTAATGGTAATCTAAAGAATGTTAGTCTGTTGGATATACAAATATCTACTTTACTCGGAGCACCAGAAGTAATATCATTGGGAGGAGGTTCGCTAACTACCGGTATAGTACAGTACTCTTATCAGTTATTTAATGCTCGTGGTTCTGCTACCAACTTCTCTCCAGTTAGTAATGCTATACATCTTACTAATAGTGAAGTATCAGGAGGATAGAAGAACTATATGGGCAATAATAAAGATGTAAACTCTGGTAAAAGTGTTAACTTTAAAGTTAAGTTAAATGATGTACCTGAAGGATTATTTGATAATATTAGATTAATTCGTATAAAGTATAATGACTTTACTGAAGATCCTTAGATTGAAATATTTCAAGAAAACGAAATATCGTCTTCTACTAATGAATACATATTTAATGATACTGGTGGTAATGTAATAAATACTATTACTATAGAAGAGTTTAATAAGATACAAGAGAGTACATTTACTGCGGCTACTATAGAATCCAAGGATAATATATTGTTCGCAGCTAATATTAAAGAATCTACATGGAAACCACAATATGATGCTAGATCATATAGATTTACTGCTAGTAATAAGTTAATACTTAATGGTTCTAGTGAAGATCAGAATATAGAAGTAATAGTAACAAATTCTAATCTTAATAGCACCTTGAGTTCTATACCAGAATCTCATGACTGTATTAATCCGTATAACAGTCAAGATCCTGATTTTAGTAATAGAGATGTATGTAAGTATTAGTTTGGTAGTACTACGTTAGGAGGTACTGGTCTAAACATAGATTACGAATTCGTTACTACAGATGTAATGCTAGACGATAACTTCACAAATACTCTTACTATAAATACTCCTGTTACTACTAGTGATAAGATTACCATAAATAATCTTAATGGTTCTACTGTATCATAGATATCTCTAGGAGCATCTGGTATAAGTAGATTCAGGAATTATGCTGATCCTTACTTTGCTAGTAAGTATAAAGGATATCAGAGAGATGAAGTATATAGATTTGGTATTGTATTTTTTAATGAAAGAAATGTTGCTACTCCAGTATATTGGATTGGGGATATTAAATTCCCTCATTGTTGGGAAGCATGCCCATGGTATGTACAAGACCTTACTCTTTATGGAAAAGCAATTGGTATAAACTTTAAAATAAAGAATTATCCGGATGGAGCTAAAGCATATCAGATAGTAAGATGTAATAGAACAAAGGAAGATAGAACTATATTAACTCAAGCTCTATTATCTGGAACTGTATCATATCCATATCATTCTGTTAGAGATGCAGATTATGATATAGCGTCTGAGAATACTAGAAGACCATATACGTTTTTAGGCAATAGTTGGCAGAAAGTAGGTTAGATAACTGATTCTATTATTGGAAATACTAGTTACTAGTGGATGGTATCTGAAAGAGTTGACAACTATATATCAACACTTATTAGTCCAGAAATTGATGCTAATTAGGATGACATGGCGAAGAGTGTCAAAGGTTGTAGAGCAGATATGTGTTTGAAATTAGATCCTAGAACTAATCATAAAGAACATATAAGTTCTGTTGGTGGACAAGCTACAGCATATGGCTATTACGTTAAATCTAATAGAACGTAGTAGGTAAGAAGTGGAGTAGCAGTTACTAATGAATACGCTAGCCAAAGTTCTAGAGTAGGTTCAATAGCAAGTTCTAGTTCAGAGGATCTTAATGATATATTCATGGTAGGAAATGCAGCAGAGTGGACTGGTATAACTAATTTGATAGGAAAGAGATATATAGCTCACTATACTGGATTTGGAACTACTAGGGGTAAATTTGATATAAATGAATCTGTTAGTCCTATTATAATGGAAGGATTCTCTTGGCCGGATGCAGCATCTAAGCACTCTTCTATTTCTGGTAAAACTTATCTTAATGCTACCGTAAGTATGAATGGTAGACAGGATAATCAAGAAATATACAATAAGACTGGTTACTATGGAAATTGTGTTGTTGTCACTAGAGATAACAATAATATAGGTGTGCAACAGAATATAAATATAGATAGGGCTGGTACAGAACCTATGAGTCCTAGAGTTTCTGGTACTATTGCTGATCTTATTAGAGAGTTTAATTATACTCAATTTACTACACCAGTAGTTAATATAAAAACTAATAACATACCATATAGTGGAAATACATATAGTGCTCGTAGCAATTCCACTTATGTAAGTACATATACATATCATGACTTGTCTGATCGTAATGCTATAGTATTTGGTGGTGATACTTATTTAGGAGTATTAGATCATAAAACTGTAATGTATATTCCTCAATTCTGGGGAGGTGTACAAAGTCCCGATGTGAACTGTGGAGTTACAGTTTCAGACTATATTCCTTTTGAGACTACTATTAATCTTGCTTTATTATATGGTAGTTCTGCATCTAGAGTTGGATCTAGCGATCTAGATTATGTAGACCCGTACTTATCATTATCTATCTCTGGTGCATCATATGGTGGTCATACATAGAGTAAACCATATTTTGCATATAATGATGCCTACTCTAGATAGCCAGATGCTTAGATGTATGTAACAGATTCTAATTACTCTATTAGCAATTTGCAGTCTGGTAATAGAATTAGATACTCTGGTACTAAGACTGCTAATGAGATATCAGATAGTTGGACATCATTTAAACCAGCAGATTATCTTGATGTAGATTCATCTCATGGAGATATTACAAACTTGAAGTAGTTTAATAATCAGTTATTATTCTGGTAGAAAGATGCCGTAGGAATAGCATCTGTAAATGATAGATCACTTATAACAGATAATAATCAAGCTCCTCTAGTATTAGGTACTGGCGGTGTACTGGATAGATATGACTATTTAACTACATCTAATGGATCTGATACACCAAATGATAAAAGTATTGTAACTAGTCCTAATGGTTTATATTGGTATGATGATAGCAAGAATGAAATATGTTCATATGGTAATGGAGTATAGAAATTATCTAAAGCTAAGAGTGTTCAATCTTGGTTAAATACAGATAAACAAAAAGCGAAAGTAAGTATATATGATCCTAAGTTTAATGAAGTACAGATGGGATTTGAAGATAAGGTACTTACTTATGATGAACAAATTCAATAGTTCTCTTCGTTTAGAACATTTAATCCAGATAATTACTTATCATTCCCAGACAAACTCTTGTATATTAAGGACTAGATAATAAAAGAAAGCGCAGATTTTCCGTTAAATGAATTAAAGTCTAGATTATAGATAGTAATCAATAAAGATCCATTGTTAACTAAGACGTTTGATAATGTGTTCTTTAGTGGAGAATTTGATGATATTAGAAAGATGATGCAAGTTATTAAATTCACTACAAAAACTCAAGAAGGAACTATATTTAAAGATAATACAGAAGTAAATAATCCAATAGAACAGCGAGAAGATACATTTAGGTTTGCTGTTGGTAGGGAGAAAACCAGTGTAGATGATATGTCTCTTCCTGGTAGAATGAAAGGTAAGTATATGATATGTGATTATATTATTAATTGCAATGATCAACACAACTTCAGACTCCCTAATATAAACACAACATATAGATATTCAATGGTATGAAAAAGATAAATAAAAGAAAAAAATATGTAGGTGGAGGTATGACACCATATATGCGAACCGATTTCAATTCTCAGCTACCTACACAATTAACAGCTCCACAGTCAGTATAGGCATATGCTCCTGGTAATGCTAAACCTACTAGTTCTGCTAATTTTTTGCAATCTAGTAATTTTGCAAATATGTTTGGAGGATCTGGTGGATCTGGAGGCGGTGGTATGGCTGGAATAGGTCAAGCTGGCGATGCAATTAATTCAATGATCAGCAATGTTACAGGTCCTGCTACAGCTTCTACTGTAAGTGAATCTAGAATGCAAACAGCAATGGGTACTATATCTGGTACAGCCAAAGGGGCAGCTGCAGGTTTTGCAGTAGGTGGTCCTGTTGGTGCTATAGTAGGTGGTGTAGCTGGATTAGCTTCTGGTATTACTGGTAAGAAAGGTTCTGTATCTGTATCTAAGAATCCATATGATGATACTGTTGATATCAAATATGGTACAGGTATTAGAGGAGGTGCTAGGAACAGGAGAAAGCTACGTCGTTAGGCTGAATAGGCACAATCTAATGCTAGAAGTAATTAGGCTAGTTTGTAGATGGGAAGTATTAATGAACAGGAGTTTTACGACGATTACGATAATGATATACAAACAATGGCGCAAGGAGGAATGACTAGTAGTTTAGCATACGTAGATGACGGTGAATTACTTAATACTCCACAAGGAGTCATTGCAGAAGTGCCAGAAGAAGGTAAACCTACAGATAGTAATTTGGTTGATCTACCAGAAGGTACTAGAATACTTAGTGATAAAAGAAAAGTACCAGGAAGTAAAGAAACATTTGCGCAGATGGGTAAGAGATTAATGTCTAAAAAGAAGACAACTAGAACTGATAAATATGCAGAAAATGCTGCAATGCTTAATGAGATGAATAATTAGGCTATTTACAATAAGCTATTCACTATTCAAGAATCTTCTAAGAAAGGAAATACTAAAGTAAACAGATTTGCTAGTGGAGGTGAATTATATAAAGGTATAGGAGAATTTGTTACAGATTTGACGGCATTGGCTCCTACCATATCTAATATGTATGCAAGACCAGAAACATTTAATGCTACATATAATCCATATGAGTCTTAGATTAGATAGACTATGGCTAATCGTAAATTTGATATTAGTCCAGCTAAAAGATCTATTAGAGAAAATAGATCTATAAGTAATTACAATGCTGCTAATTATAATCCGAGTACCGGAGCTAACTTAGCTTACAGGTTGTAGAGTCAAATAGCTGCTGATAAAGCTATCGCTGATTTATATTCTACGGCTAGTAATGTTAACAATCAATATGCTGGTGAATATGCTAATACTTTAAACAGTCTCGGACAACAAAGAGTTAATGCTACTAATATGGCTGTTGACATGAATGCTAGAAGCAGGGCAGCTGCTAGAAATATTCAGAGAACTGCTTTAACTCAATTAAGTCAGTATGCACAAAATAAACAGTTGATGAAAAACCAGAAGAGTAGAGATATGGCTATGTTGGATATGTATGGACCGTTTCTTGAAGCTGGTTACAGTTCTAAAGATCTTGCATCATTTATGAAAAAATTTAAGAAAGGATAATTATGGCAGCAAATATGTATGATCAAGCCGCATAGGCTCAATTTATAAATACTTATGTACCTATTAATTTTGGAGAGTTATATAGAATAGGTGCAGCACAGAAAGCTGCTGTAGACGAGGCAGCTCAATAGTTTGGAACTCAACTGTAGAAATTCGGTGAGTTCCAATCACCGTCTTAGGTAGATACACAGAGATACTATGATCTTACTATAGGTAGAGAAGATTTCTAGAATGCTATAAATCAGATGGTAGCTAATCCTGATTATTTAAAAGATGCTGCAAATAGATCTTCGTTGCAATCTATGATAAATAGTATTGATTATTCTACTCTTAGTTAGCTGAAACAAAGTTCTGATAATCTTAATGCCAGACAAAAAATGATTGCTCAAATGAAGGCTCAAGGAAAGTATAATCCAAATTGGGACGATATAAATATCAATCTATGGGATACTTATAATAAAGGCATCATGACAGAATTATCTCCATTAGAGTGGATGAATGCTAATTAGCTAAGTAATGTATATTTTGATAATCTTAAACCTAGTACCTTACAAAGTGTATATAAAGACGGAGTTAAATATCAAAGATAGGGAATTACCTATGATACCTTAAAAGGTATTGCTGAAGCTAGATTCAATGACTTAATAGCTACTCCATAGGGTCAAATGTATTATAGAGATGCGTTACGTGCTTCTGGAGGAGATGAAGCAGCTGCAAAAGAAGCTTTTACTACAATGATAGCAGATTCACAACGTGATAGAATAGTAGAATAGGAAACTATTGATCCATACTGGTTAGCTATGGCTAAATAGAGAATGTCTGCTGGTTCTAATCAACCATATTCTGTTATGCCTACTAGACAACAAATGCTAGAAACAGATTGGTCTAACAAAGTAGTACCTAAATTTAGTAATATTCCAGAGTCTTCTAAAAAAGAAATAGAAAATCTCGCTTCAATAGCTAAAGCAGAATATGATAAGTATTAGAAGAGTGGTAGTGATGAGGATTATATTAATTATCTGAAAGCTGCTAATAGGGTACAATAGTATCAGTCTGACGCATATCAAAAGAATATGCAAAAACTTATGAAGGAAGATTTCTAGAAAGCTGCCAACTTTAAATTATCTGATGATCCTAATAAATCTAAAGAATATAGTAGAAAAGGATATTTAAGAGGAATATCTTATGCTTTAGATGAAGCTAGTTCTACTGCTTCTTTAATAAAAGAAGATCCTATCTTAACATCGCTAGGTGCCACATATCAAGATTATACTTAGGCTAATGGATAGAAAGTAGGAGTATATCAGTTTAATAACTCTAATGGATTCATATTACCGGAAACTGCATTTCAATTTGCTACAAACACTGGACAATCTAAAGTAAAGAGAGACGCTGGATTATTTAGAAGTGATGATTTCCCATTTAAAGAATTAGTTGAAAATGGTAGATTAGGAGATGTACAATTTGTTCCAGAAAATAGATAGAATTTAATACAACTTGGAAATAACAAACTCATAAAAGGTAAGTTAAGAATACCAGTTGAAGAAATAGAGAATACATTAGGAACTGGAATATTATATAGTCTAAAAGGAGATGCTCCATCAGATTATTTGTCTCCAACCAGTTTATTTGCCAGATAGTCTACTAAACGAGCTCTAGAGGACAATTTTGGTAGTAGAGAAATAAAATATGGAGAAGATGGAGAACCATTCTATGAAGTAGAAGTATATAGACAATTACCTGATGATAATAATGGAGATTACTGGTATCAAGTAAACCAGCTTAGAGAGAATTCACCATCATAGAGAGGAGTAGGTGGAGCTACCCAAGCTCAAGCAATGCAAGAACAATCTGTACGTAGTATATACAACCAATAATGACATATGAGTAAGAAAAAGATACCTGACTATACGTTAGTAGATAGTTTTGAGACAAATAATAATAGGGCTAAAGCAATGTTTAGCCCTAAAGTGGATACTGATGCATATTTGAATGTAGTACATAATCCACCATATGAGGGAACTCCTAATAATTTTAATTGGTTCTCTAATGCTTTCTATGACTGGAATTTAACTAGAAATTAGGCTAGTAAAGAAGCGGCTCTGGGCGAATATGTATATCTACAAGAGGACTACGAAACATTGGAAGGAGCTAAGCAATATCTTCAAGCTATAGATCAGATACTTAACTCTGAACCTGTTTCAGAGGATCTGGATAAAGCAGAATAGCTTAATCAAGCTAGACTTGTGGCAGAATAGACTAAAGCTAGTTATGATAAGTTAATGAGTAAAGACTTTAATAATAACTCAATCAAAGACTTTATATTTCCAGAAAGATTAACCAAATTAACTCCAAAGTAGCAAGCTGACATAATAGATACGTGGTTAGGGACACCGGATGGAAAGGATTAGTTTGGTAGATTTGATGAACAAACTGTTACTGGTCGTAGGAATAAGGCCCTTGAAGATGCTAAGAGATACTAGAGTTATACAGATTATTGGCAAGATAAGTTAGCTAATGCTTCTGGTAATGATTACTACACAAGAAAGAAGAACTCTCCTGGTATGGATCTTACTGATATAGATACCTATTTATATAAAATGCCTGGCCTCATGGGTTCGTCTGCTTCTAGTTTAGGTTCTTAGTTAGTAGGAACTATAGGTGCAGCTATATCTACTAAAGGTGGATTAGCTACATTAGGAGGTGTTATTGCAGCTATAGGTGGAAACGTTAATGCTAGAGATCAGGAATCTAAAGCAGAGGTATATTCTAATTATAAACAAAGCTTAATTAATGCAGCAGAAAAAAATAAAATAAATCAAGATGTATTAAAAGAAGCTAAATAGAATATGATAGATTCTGGACAGTATACTCCAGAACAGATAGAAAATGACGATTATGTATATGATTAGATAATTGCTGACAAAGTAAATATTAGTAATGTTAAGTTTAATAAGTTACGTACAGAAAATTTAGAAGGGTTAAAATCTTTATATATGGACAATATGGCTTTATCTGGAAGCGATATTGTTCAAACTTTTTTAGAAGTAACGCCATTACATCAGATAGCTAAAGATGTACGCGGTTTTAAATTACTTAAAAGTTTAGCAAATACTAAAGCTGGAAAAACTGTAGAAACAGTAGCTAATAAGTATGGTACTATTAAAGAACAACTTGCTGATAGAATTGATGATGTAGTATCTTTCGGTATAGATAATGTTGACAAATTACCAAGATTAACAAGAAGAAAACAAATATTAGATATAGGAGGAAGAGTAGTAATAAGCAGTGCCTTAGAAGGAGCTGAAGAAGGAACTCAATATATCAAAGGACAGAGATATATAAATAGAGATTTTGATTCTGATCCTAATTTACTAAAAAGTTGGGCTAAAAATATAGGTACAGGAGCTAGATCTATTTTTGCAGCTATAACTCCTTGGGATCCTGTGTATTCTGATGACGAAGAGTTTTTAGAGAACTTTAAAGGAGGAGCACTACTTGGAGGGATAATGACTGGAGCTATTGGTACTGCTACTTCTATTCAACCTGTTAATAGATAGATATCAGGACAAAGATTCCTTGCAGGTTTATATGCTGATGGAATAGCTAGCAAGGATCAAGTACGTAAAAATATTCAGTATAGTAAAAGCATACGAGAAGGAAAATGGGACACAGTTTATCAAGCTTTTGATGATCTGGAATAGGCTAATATAGATGGAATAGACTCTTCTGTAATACAGGGAGAAAAGAAAAGGGCTAATTAGTTTTATAATACATTTACTTCTAAATAGACATTATAGTAGGCTAATAACATAGGCATTGACCCTAGAACTGAAGATTATGATATATTCGTATCTTTAAAGCAGCATCATGATGAACAATACAACGATGCTAGAGAATTATATAGTGATTACGTATCTAAAGCAGATAGTATATTATATAGTCCTGAAGTACAAGAACATATTCTTAACATAAATAAAGACTTAAATATTGATCAACAGGCTAACATTAGATCTCTAATAAAGATATAGGCAGAATTAGAAGCATCTAAAAAATTAGTCAACGATGTATTTAATAGTTCTGATAAATTAGATGAAATTCAAAGATATACTGGAATTAAAGTAAATAAATCTGACGTTAATTACTTTTCTAGAATATTAAGCTAGAATATAAAAGATCTAGAAGAGCAGTATAACAATCTTAAAACATATTTACCAGATACTAATATAAAAGATGAATAGTTAGAAGTTCCTAAAGTACACCAGGATCTTAATGACGCATATGAAAAAACTATTCTAGCCAAATTAGATCTAGATAGAGCTTAGGATGACTATTCTATAATGAATTCTACAGATGAATAGTTGATTAAATCTAGAATAGATAGATGGAAAGGAGTAGAAAGTAAGGATGAATAGTTTGTTTAGAGATTAAACGACTCTTATTCTGGAAAATAGAAGGAAAAAGTAATAGAAGAAAGTGAGGATATTAAGGCAGAACCTATAGATAATACCTCTGCTCCAGTAGAAGTAGAACTCATTAAACCAGAACAGCAGAAAGAAGTAGAGCCTTAGTCTATTACTGATACTAGAAATGCTGCAGAATGGATTCAAAGAAAATACTTTAAGCAAGAAAGAGATGAAAGAGGTAATAATAAGCAAGTATTAAATGCTGACAATATATATGGACAAGCATATAATGAGGCTACAGAAGCTTTAAGAGAGGCATACCATAAAATAAATCCAAACGCTAAGAAGTTTAACACTTTTTCTGCATCTATTATACTACAAGACCCTAAATTCTCTAAAGACGAAAGAGCTGATTTATGGGAGGATCTAATTAATACAAGAGATTAGTTAGAAGAAGAAGTATATACTAATGGGAACTCATCTAGAGCAAAAGAATTAGTAAATTTAGTAAAAGAAAAGATAGAAGCATTACAGCTAGAAGAAGATATTATAACATCTTACAATGAATTTGTATCATCTAGTGAATAGTATATACATGAAAAAATGCTTCAAATCAAAGATAAAGAACATAAGATAACAGAGCAACAAGATGCGTTGACTCCAGTTAATGTTCCAGAATCTCCAAAAGCAGAGCCTACTCAGAAATCTCAAGAAGAAGAACCAGCTAAGATAGAAGACCTACCATCTCTTGGCTCTTTATTGGGAGGATTAATTGGTCAGGACGCTGCATAGGCCTTAGATACAGCTTATTCTGAACCATAGACTCCAGAAGATACTTCTGCTCCTATTAGTGAGCCAGAACCAAAGACAAATGACGGTATTACTAAAGATTTAACTTACGATCAATAGTTAGATCCATATTCTCATGAACTCAATTATAGACTAAGTAATACTACCTAGGATGCAAATGGTAAGTGGACAGTAGTTACTTATAAAAAGTTCTAGGGTATGGAAGACTATCTGAACAATGAAGACTTTTCTAAAGTAAGTGCTAATGATGACTTTCTGAAAGAGGTAGAAAATAATGGGGTATACTTTGAAGTTAAACCTTATACTAATCCTCAAGGATAGATAGAAGATGCTATATATGCTATCTTTAATTACAAAGGAAAGAAATATATTGCAGCGGTTAGAACTAGTAAAGGATTATATGCTAATAGATCCGGTAAATTTAATAAGTTACCATACAACCAACAACAATATATAGTCAATAACTTAAATGATCTTAGAAATAAAATAACAGAATTATACAAGCAAGTATAGACTAATCCTAATTTGCAAGTAGTTCCTACACAATTACGTAGAACTCCAGGTTCTATTGTTAATGAAAAGAACAGTGATGGTAGTCCAAAAAATAGACCATTAACTGAATCTAAATGGTTAACAGTAAAAGATCCGTATGAAATAACTCCTGAAAATACTGAAGTAGGTATTACTACAGGTCCAGCAGGAAAAGGAATAATAAGACTAAGGAATAGAGTATTATCATATAATGGTAGAGCTATGGGTAAGCCAGCATGGATTATTAAAGCTACAAATTATGATGGTACAGTATACGATAAACCAGTCATACTTAATTATAAGAAATTCTCTGATTCACCTAAAATAGCTGATCTTATACTAGACTTAGTATTAAGTAATCAAAGTCAATACGTAGATGCAAATGGAGTATAGACACCCATTAATCCTAAAGAATTATTAAAGTTCTTAGTTAATTTTGGTACACATACTGTAGCTAATCCTAATAGTTAGGTGTACTCTCCAGAACAGATACAACAAAGATTAACTAAACAATTCTTTGAGGATGAAAACGGAAACATTGTAATAGGAACTACTACTTATACAGTAAATGACTTACTTACCGATGAAACTATAAGAAATAAAGCTAAGCAATATATAATGGATAATTTTCATTATAATATTGATGAAGATGGTCTTAATAAGAACTATTTAGGCGGTGATTTGCAATCACAAGATAGAGATCCTCACTTTGAATAGTTGTATTCTTACTTTAAAAATAGTGATGTAGAAAAGATAACTATTATACCAGGAGAATTAGAATTTACTAGAAAAGATTTTGGATTGGAGGGCAATCCTAAAGGAATAAGTGTATTGGGCTGGTATATTAAACAAGGTATACTTCTAACTGATATAGCCGATCAATTGCAAGATGCTAATATATATGTAGACGATGTTAGACTTGTAGACAAGACTGTAAAACAAGTTCAATAGGAAGCTAATCAGAAACTATAGGAATCTGTTAAAGATGATATAAGAGAAAAAGTTATAGAATATACAGATATCTCTGGAAATAAAGCTTCAATGAACTTAGCAGATATTTATGCTATATTAGATGGTAGGAAAAGAAGAGGTCCTAATATGACAGTAGATGTTGATACTAACTGGAATATTGAGTATAACCGAGAAGATAAAATGGATGTCCAACAAGCAAAGGAATGGATAGAAAACACTCTTGGTATTACTCCTGATATAACAAATACTGTGATAGATGTTACGGAGTCTGGCACTAGTGTAGTTGGTAGAGTAACAGAAGATTCTATTTTATTGTATAGCGATGCTCCTAGAGGTACCGAATATCACGAAGCTTGGCATAAAGTATCTCAACTGCTTATAACAGAAAAAAACAGAAGGAAGATATATGACAGATATAATCGTAAAAATAAATCTACTTTAAAAGATTCACAGTTAGATGAAATATTTGCAGAATAGTTCAGAGAGTTTATGCTCAACGAATCAAATAAATATGATTTTGATACTAAGAACTGGTTTAAAAGAATACTTAATTTTATAAAGTTGTGGGCTAGAACAGGATAGTATGCTCTTGCAAAAATATATTCTAATATTAATAGAGGAAAATATGCAGGTATAACCCCTAATCAAAGTAACATAAATAGATTTAGAAGTATCTATGGTGGAGAAGGACCTAATTTTGAAATAGGCGGACATGAATTTAAAACCATAACTAAGTACAAACAATTCGATGATATTGTTAAGAGTCTTACTTATGCTTTCTTTAATGTAGCTTTTGCTGAAGGTAAATATATAAATTATAGTGATCTCAATGAAAGTAAACCTACGTTTGAAAGATTAAAATTAATAGTACAGGCTTAGGCAAATAAATTTCCATCTCCTACTATGACAGAAGTAGTAGATACATTCGATAATATATTTGTACCAGTTATATCTACTAGATTGAAATAGTTAGGAATTAGAACTATAGATAGAAATTCTGAAGATCTAAGTGCAATAGAAGAGGTATAGGAAGGCATAGATGTAGCACAACATACTGTAGAAGGTATGAATATATCTATAAAAGATAATGCTCCAGCTGAAGTTAAATTCTTCTTTCAAACCATACCAATGATGGAAAGAGGAAAAGATGGTAATTATCAGACAAAAATAGATGATGTTACACACTTTGCTAGTTTTGTGGATTCTAATCAGGCTTGGAATAACGTCTTAAAAGATTTATCCGGATGTCGCACTATAGCTAATATATTCGATAAAGTAAACATATTAGCATAGAATGACTCATTCTATATGTCATTATTGTTAAAACTAGGTAATGAGATATAGAAATCTAACTCAGATGATATAAGAATAGCAACTGATGCTGAAGCTTTACTTACTAAACTTGAAACTGTAATAACTTCAGATATAAATAATTTTATTACTGCTAAGATAAGTAAAGATAGAAATACCGGATTTACCAAGGCATCTTTAGTAGATAATACTGTGGATATCAAAGCTATAAAGTACCCTAAGGTATGGTCATAGTCATTATTCACTAATTCTGGATTGTTCAAATACGATAAAGATGGTAGAATAGTAGCTGATCCAGATGCTAAAAAGTAGTTAAAATTAGTAATAGATAATCTAACTGCTATTAGAACCGCTTTTATGAATCGTAAAGGAGTACTAAAGGTAGGAGATAGAGATGTTGATCTACATATACCTATGAATCAAGAATGGTTAAAAGATAGAATAGTTTCTTATCTTTAGGCAGTAGGTATAGGTATAGATAAACCTACAATCAATAAAATGTTATTATCAGGAGATTACGGAAATCCAAGAGCAGATTCTTACACGTTATTAAATTCATTTGTAGTAAATATTAATAACTTTGGAGGTTTAGATAAGATTACAGAAGTATTAAATACCATAAACAATGCTATTAAGTTTGATAATACATTGTCTGATATAATAATTAGTGGTAAAACTGTATCTCCTAAGTCTATTTGGAGTAATGTAGGTTATGTAAAGACTTTGGCTAATTACTACGCCTATGTACATTCTACAGATAAAGGTTTAAGTAGTTATGGTCCTGATGGTAATACATATTACATGGTATCGCAGAACAATTTCGTAAAAGATAGAGTTCAAGAAATGATTACAGATCCGTAGGTATTGTAGGATTTGCGTTCTGTTAACTATAATCAACACTCTATTATACTTAATGCTATATCGTAGGGTAATAAAAATATTCAAGTAGAAACTCTCATCAATTTCAAAGATGAAACTTCATATGATGCTGGTAGAGATTATTTCGGAATTACAGATAGAGAAGATTATATAGCTAAAATGACAGCTGTAATGAATGATAGAATAATATTCCCTACAGTAGCTGATAAGAAAACATATCATTTCTTACGTGGAGTTAAATTACCACATGAACGCATAAATTTCACAGTAACTTAGTAGGGTACTTATGCATAGTATGGTGAATAGTCTTTAGATATATTGATAGGTTATTGTCAAGATGAATTAAGTTAGATAGAATTATGTCTTAGACAAATTGACGATGATCCAGCTCATTATGACAAGGAAAATAATATACATTATAATGAAGATGGAAGTGTCAACAATGATTGGCTTGAACCAAATAGAAGAATCAAGAATTTCCATACTCCTAATACTTATAAGTATACAGATAAATATGGAAAGAAACATACAGTCAAATTAGAAGGTAATGGTGCAAGATTCTTATTCTTAACAGGAGTATATGCGAATGGTAAATTTATTAATTTTAACGACCCTAAAAAGTCCGCTAAAGAATGTTTACAACTAGCAAAAGACTATTTCTTCAATGCTCCTAAAGATGCTCAAAAAATGTTTTTAAGCGATTTAATAAATCGTAGAGTAAAAGAAGAAATAGAAACATCTAAGAAATTAGGTCTTATTACTGGTAATGATAATAATAGTATATGGAGTTTACGCAATTCGTTGTTAGATGATAATGAATTAATAGAACGTACAAAAGCATATACTAATATAGATCCTAATAATGCTGAAGGATATGCTATATTTGACATGATTGCTGACTATACTATTAATAGTATAATATCTGTAACTGAGATAGAAAAACTATTTAATGGGGCACCAGCATATTACAAAGTAAAATATGATAGAAATGGCATAGTTGACTTATCAGTTGATAAGATCAAACGTCTAGGTGCATTGACATCTACAGGATTGAATAATAGACTTGATTTTAACAATGATCCTATTAGATAGGAATATGTAGTAGCAGAATTAAAAGATCACGAAATATAGGATAAATAGTACTATGAATTTGAACGCCTATTTACTAGAGGTAATATAAAAGAAACCATACAAGAATTAGAAGGTGAAGAAGCGTGGGATAAAGTAAAACATTTAAGTGTACAAGAAATAGAGAAAGTATATCCTGATGCTGTTAAAGTTGCCAAACAAGCAGCAAAAGTAGAAGTAGCTGGTTATAAGGAAGGAATAAATGTAGCAGATGCTGCTGTATATATTAGTCCTACCATGACTAGAGATCTTCTTAGAATGAGGGGAGAATGGTCTACGGAAGTAAAAGAGGCTTTCGATGTTCTTACTAATGATAATACTGCTGATACTTGGGAATCTGATCCAGAATTGTACGCTAAAGCAAATAAGGTCATATTAAATGCCATGAAGTATATGGCATTTGGTACTAGATTTAATGAGATAGATGGATTAGGGATACCTTACTTTAATAAGATGGCTCTATTTCCACTGTTTAAATCTATTGCTACAGGTGATACCAAAGCTATGTATGATCGTATGATGGATCCAGAAAATCCTATAGATATGATTATGTTTGACTCTGCAGTAAAAGCAGGTTCTAGGTCTCCTATGAAAGCTTACAGAGAAGCTAAAGACAACGAAATAGAACTTAAAGATGGTCAAACAGTATTGTCTGCTAGTATAACAGATCAACTTATTAGCGGAGAAGGAAACACATTAAATGATTTTAATAATTTAGTAACTTATAAATAGAAATTTAAGTACTTGCGTCAGCAATTAGCTACTAATCCTCATACGCACGAAGAACAAATGGCAGGTACACAGTTTATGAAAGTGAACTTGTCTAATATTCGTATGAATGATATGTATGGTAAGGAAGGAGATTAGGTAACTGGTAGAGATATTAAGAATACAGTAATGGAATCTCTTAATAAGTTATCTGATATAGGTAAGCAATAGTTAGCATCAGAATTATTTACTGAAGATGGTAAAGTAAATATAACCAAATTAGGTACTATGCTCTATCAAGATGCTAGAGAATCTGACGCTAATGATAATGTATTAACAGGTCTGAAAACTAAAGATGATGCCTTTGTAATACCTTTATCTGCTCTGTCTGATAATAAATGGATAGAGAGTAGATTTATTGCTATGATCAATAAAAAAATTATTGATGTATAGATGCCAGGAGGAGCATTTATTCAAAGATCTGCTTTTGGTATAGAAGCTACCTCTACTAAAGTTATTACAGCTAATATGATTAATGATGGTAGAGCCTTAAAAATGAATAATGAAGAAGGTTCTATGGATTCTGTAGTAAGTATAAATCTATTTAAACATTTTATACCTAACTACAAAAAAATGACATTTAGACAGGCACGACAATGGTTAATTGATAAGAAGATAATCGGATCAGAAGCTACAGCAAATGCAATAGGTTATCGTATTCCTACTCAATCTATTGCATCTATATCTGCTCTTAGATTTGTAGATGTATTTCCAGAAATAATGGGCGATACTATTATGTTACCAGAAGGATTTACTAAGCTTACTGGTTCCGACTTTGATATTGATAAACTATATGTAGCTAGATTTGCTTATAATAAAGAAGGAAACAAGATAACAAAGAATGATGTAAATGAAGAATCTAATGCTATCAAAAACGATATACTTGATGCTTACATGAAAGTACTTCTTACTTAGGATAATTTTAACTCTTTAAAATTGTCTATTGATAATGCTACAGAGAATACCAAAGAAGTGCTTAGAGATATAGAGAGTAATAGAGGCGTTCATTATGCTCAACCATTTGAAGTATATACACCTACTTATCAAGAAGCTAGAAAGGCAGAATATACTGGTGGTAAAGCTGGTATTGGTCCATTTGCATTGAATAATGCGCATCATATACTTACACAACTTACTAATTTAAAAATGGTTGATAATGACTTTACTAGAGCATTAGACATAATAGATCTAGGAAGAATATATGATTATCCTACAGCAGGAACTCCTAAAGGAGGACGTATTCTTGACTGGTTATCTGCTATGATTAATGGTTTTGTTGATATTGCTAAAGACCCCTACATTGTAAGATTAAATGTTAATTCTTGGACTTATAATATGGTAAACTTCTTATTACGTACTGGTAAAGGAAAATGGACATTTTACTTTGTAGGTCAACCTATATTCAAAGAAATAGCAGAAGAAGTTGCTAAGACAAAAGGTAAGTATGGTGTAGATAGAACTAAAACTCCTTCTCAATTAGAGAAAGAAGCTATTAAAAAAGTGCTAGATAAATACGATCCTACTGGAGGGCATAGATCTAGATATTAGTATATAAATACTAAGACAGATTTAATGGCAGAAGAATATAAAGATCTATTTAAAACAGAAATAGTGGATGGCAAAGAAACATCTTATACTAGAGAATTACTATTACATCCTAATGACTTTGAATTCAATAGAGAACAAATAAAGATGTATTATGCTTGGTTAGCTCTTAAACCATATGCAGACGGTTTAGCTGATCTTGTAAAATATTCTAAAGTAGATACTAAGAAAACTGGTAAATCTTTTGCTGAATAGTAGATATATTATAATGGTATGAAAGATTTGACAGATAGTATGGTTTTTGAAGAAGGAGAAGTACAAAGATTCTATGATGAAACATTTATAGGAAGAAAAACTGAAAATAGCATACCGTTTGGAGCTAGTATCTTTTCTAATCTGTTATTCAGAAATACTGATACTTTCATAAAACAATATAATGCTGTATTATCATTACTTGGAAGAAAGAATAATGCTAACGCTAAGTTATTAAATCCTATTATATCTGGTATGGAGTCTCAACTAAAAACAGAGTTCTTTAATCAATTCATAAAAGATAATGACATTGATGTAGAAGGAATGTTTAGAGGAAATAATACTATAGCTAAACGTCTTAATAAATTTAAGACAATGATATTAAGAGGAGATGAACGTTACAAATACTTATTGAATCCTAATGGTAGTATAAACAATGACTTCTTGGAATATTTAATACCAAATATAGATAATGAAGGTATTGATTTTATAGATACATCAGAATTACTTAGTGCAGACCAAGCACAAGGTAATAATCTTATAAATTACTGGAGAGAACTGTTAGACGATCCTCTTCCAGAAGTTAAGAGATTAGCTAGGGATTTAGCAGTTTATGCATTCTACACATCTGGAGATAATTTTGTTATGAATTCGTTCTTTCAGTATCTACCAAATAGTTATAGACAAGAAATAGGTTACACTGATTTCGTACAAAGTAAATTGGAATAGCTTATTAATGAGTCTCAACTAGGTTACAAAGATAAGGCTGATTTATTCTTGAATAACTGGACTAATGATCTATTAGTTAAGCCTGTAGAAATGGAAGGAGGAAAAAATAGAATGCCGTTTATACAAGCTAAATTAAACGAATAGGCAACTCCTAATATAATTGTCGGAAAAAGAGTAGGATCAGAGTATTCTGATATAAAACCAATAAATTGGGTTAAAGTATCTGTAGTAGATGCATTAGGTAATCCTGTAGTAAGATCATATCCTATGTTCCCACCATATATCAAAATGAGAGATGGTAAAGGTTTTGATACTAAGAATTGGCATGTATACACCCTAATAGGTTTTACTGATCAAGCAGAAGTAGATAAAAGTACTGGGAAATTTACAGGAAAAATGCAATACACTCCTATATATGGTCTTGTTAGTAAAAAAGGATACAAGCACAGAGGACATACTGTTGTTGAATATGGTAGAGAAACTCAATTCGATTTCAATAAAGAAAATGAATGGGATTATAGAGAAGCTCTGAATAATCCTTTAGCATTAGCAGATATGGCTTCTGAGTTTGATAAATAGGATTGGAATAAGATAAGTAGATCTATACATTTAATAACATCTCTTCCTAGTTATTCTGATATGAATTATGCTATATCTGAACAAGATAGAGCTTATATGGATGATTCTTCTACTTTAGAAGAAGATGAAGTAACTGGAGAAGTTCTTGAGGAAAAAGAAGAACCAACTATTGATTCTACAGATGTAAGCTCTTAGTCAATGTATGTTAATCATTCAGGTGGTGCAGTTGGTAGTGATACTATATGGGGAGAAATAGGAGAACAGTTTGGAGTAACGTCTAAACATTACTACGCTGAAGGATATAATACTCCAAAAGGAAATACTCCGTTAACAAAACAGTAGCTTAGTGAATCCGATTACCATTTGTTAGAAGCTAATAAAAAATTGAACAGAAGGTTTCCTACTAATAATGAATATGTTAATAATTTATTAAGACGTAATTGGTTCCAAGTTAGAAATTCTGATGCAGTATACGCTATTGGAGAAATAGAACCTAAAAATGGTACTGTTAAAGGCGGTACTGGTTGGGCTGTTCAAATGGCGATCGACAACAATAAGGACGTATATGTATTTGATCAGAGTAGATTGAAATGGTATAGAAATAGAAACAACAAATGGTCTGAAACAACTACCCCAAAACTTACTCCTAATTTCGCCGGTATTGGTACAAGAGAAATAACTTAGGAAGGAATCTAGGCTATTAAGAATGTCTATTCTCTTACTTTTAAAGGAGAAATTGAAAATTATATCAGTATGGAAAATAGATTAGATTTATTCCCATCTAGTTTACCATTAACTGGTATTGAATTAATGGCACTGTATGAGCAGGGTAACTCAAGAATAAGTGAAGTACTTGATCAAATGGAAGATCTTACTCCAGAAGAAAGATAGACTTACTTAAACGAATTCGCATAGTTCATGGCAGATAATAAAGTTGATACACAAGATAAACTTGAAGAAGCATTAAGAAAATTCATATGTAATTTATAATAACCAGATAATATGTATAAATGTCCAAATAAAAACCTTCCAGAATGGAAGGAATTAGAGAAAGTTGTACCAGAAGTTGCATATACTATCTGGGATATGAATAACGGTCATGGTATAGATAAGGCTCCGAACGGGGAGCCTTCTATTCTATTTAATAAATTATTAGAACATTTTAATAATGATAGGGAACAGGCTATACTATAGAAAGCGAAAATATTCTCTAATAGGTTTCAAAATAATATAAATAATTATACACTTGATGAAAATAGTGAACCTTACATACAGGATGTATTAACTACATCAAGTGTTAGTTATGATAATGCTGACTTCAAAACTTTCACTGAAGACGAAATTAGAGTATTAGAAGAGATATCTAACCTATATACAAAAATATAGAAAGGATTAAAAGACAGACTTAATGCTATTAAGAGATATTCTAGTAAAAATCCAAAAGTATGGAGAGATCTACAAAACTTAATATAGAAATTATCTACGTCAGAAACTGAACAAGGTATAATTCAATTTCTAGAACATGTTAGAGACTCTATAAACGATAGTAAGAATTTCTTAAGTAAACCTATAGAAGAGATTAATGCTAAGTAGATACGACAACTATCTAATGATTATGTAGGGTTCTATAAACCTCTAATAGATAATATTCAATATATTGTTGATACTACAGATATATTTAAAGGAATAGATAATTATGATGATGTAGTTAATCTAGTAGCAGAAATGTCCTAGTCTATAACTACTGTGAACAATAAATTTATAAATGTTCTCAAAAGTAAGGGATATCAATATCTACGTCAATACCTTTCACAACAAGGTATGCCTGATAGTTTCATTTAGGGTACTATTAATTGGTTAGATGATCCTAAACACGATTCAAGTATATTTATGAATTGGTTTGGAATGGCTACTAATAGTGATAATGCTGTTCAGCAAGCTATTGCTAAGATGTTGAATGATGTGAAGAACGCTACTGATAGACAAACTTTAGAAGTAGGTATTAGATTAGTAAAAGCATTGAATAAAGCAAAAGAAAAATATGGGAATGACGTATAGAAATTGCTTTATGAAAAAGATGACGATGGTAGTTATACTGGCTATAGAGTAACTAGAATAAATTAGGGTAAGTATAATCGTACAAAGAAGCAATTTTTGGATAAACTTGCAAAACAATTAGGAATAACTAAGGATTCTAATGGTTAGTACGAATTACCACTAAATTAGGATATATAGAAAAAGTGGTTTGATAGTATAAATAAGTGGTACAATGATCACGCTGATAGAAAATATGTATCAGAATACTATACACTTAGAAATAAGATGTTGTCATAGAAAACTAGAGATGCTCAATAGGAGATATAGAATTATATAGATAACATTACCAATCCTATTACTATAGATGGCATAGAATATGATAATCTATTAAGTGCATCCGAATATAATCAACTATAGGAATTGCGTAAACAAAAAAAGATGTTAGCAAATCCATATAATTTGGATGGAAGTGAAAAGACAGGTGATGACGCTCTAATAGCCAAAGAACTTATAGCTTTTAATGAAGAAGTATCAAAACATATCAAATATGATACAGATATATAGAAATATCAGGCAGATAGATCTAAAGTAGCTAAAAGATATGGCGATAATTCAGAATAGTTAAAATTGTGGGAAGAGCGTAATACTGTTGAAAGATATAATTAGGCTTTCTACGATAGAATAGATAGTTTAGACAAAACTCCATAGTCAGATACCTATGAACGTCTAAGAACTAGAAGAAGAAATTTATTATCTTTGTATAAAGATCCTAATACAGGTAAAATAAACACAGATGCTATATCTGATGCTGAAAAGAGAGATCTGTTACAGCTAGATCAAGATATAGCTTCTTCATATTCTCCGAGTTAGGATACAGAAAGAAAAGGTCCTCGATTGTCAGATTTTGCAGAAATAGCTACTACAGAACAATATCGTATAGATATGGAAAAAGCTAGAAATAATGGCACATTAGCATATAATGATTGGTTCAACAGAAGTCACTATGAAGATATTAGAGGATTTATGAGACCAGCATCGTTTTATACTGAACTTAGACCATTACCACAATTTATGGATCAATATAAAGAAAGAGTTCCCTCTATAAAATATTCATCAATATCGCCTAGTTCAGATTGGTATAATTCTAACTGGGATCCAAATGGTCCGTCTATTTAGCCTAATAAAAAGTTGTATGACAATAGTAAAGCTTATAATGCTGTACTAAATAAGCCAGAAGTGAAACAACTATATGATGAGATAGAAGCTATTATGGATGAGGCTAACAAGTATGTATCTTTTATGTAGTTTGCCAATGATCATAGAATGCCTCAAATACCTGCTAGATTTATGCAATCTTTGAGCCGTAAAGATGGCATATTAGGTAAATTAGGATACGTTTTTGAAGATTTTGCTACTACTAAAGATGATGACTTAGATTTCGTAAATGAATTTTCTACTATGCCTAATGGAGATCCAATTAAAGTAATACCTACTAGATTTATAAAGATGTTAGATGATCCTAATATAATATCTACTGATGCTGTTGCAGCTGTAGTTTAGTATTATAATATGGCTACTAATTATCGTAATATGTCAGAAAAATAGGACGACATAGAAATGATGTTAAATCTATTGAAATAGGTATCTATTCGTACTAAGAAAGAACTTAAAGGTCCAGGATCTACAAATATATACAAGTAGTCTTAGCTACTAGTAGATAGATTAATGTATGGAAGAAATAAATCTCCTATATTGATGAATGCGTTTGGTAAAGAATTAAACGTAGGTAAAATGTTAGACATAGTTAGAGGATTTGTTACAAAAGTAAATCTATCTGGTAATCTATGGTCTATTGGTACAGGATTCTTTACTGATGCAACATATACTACTTTAGAGGCTAAAATGGGAAGATTTTTTGACTTAGAAGATCTTAGATATGCTTAGACAGAATTTTCTAGAGAATTACCCAATATGTTATCTAATATAGGCAATCCAGATCCTAAAGGTAAATTACCATATTTATTAGCTCTTAATCAAGTAGTAAAAGATAATTAGGAACTATTTGATAGATTAGATGAAAGTTAGGTGTTAAGATCTATAAATTAGAATTTTTGGTTTGCAGGGTATACTCAAGCTGACTATACTGTAAAAAGTCACACTCTTATAAGTATCTATCATAATTATCGTTTCGTTAAAGAAGATGGTTTTTTATCTAAAACATAGTATATAGATAAGTACTATCCTAATAATAGAAAAAAAGGAGAGGTAAACTTTAAACAATTAGGTGTTACTTTATATGATGCATATAAGTAGTAGGATAATGGAGATGTCATAGTAGATGCTAAATACGAATCTTATATTACTGAAAAATTATTAAATGATGTAAAAAATAGAATATAGATAATAAGTAAAAGAATAGATGGTACTATACGCGAAGTAGATAAAGCTCAAGTACATGCTAATTCTATAGCATCTTATACTGTTATGCATCGTAATTTTATGGTATCTGCATTACATGATAGATTTAAAAGAAAACAATTTAATCTTGATTTAGGAGTAATAGAAGAAGGATATTATAGATCTACAGGAAGATTCTTGTAGAATGTGATAGGAGATAGACACTTTGCTCTAGCTCAATTACTAGCTGACTACAATAATATGTAGGAGTATGAACAATACGCTGTTCGTAGAACTTTAAACGAATTAATGTTAATAGCAGGATCTACTACAGTAGCTGTAATATTAGCTAGTATCGTAGACGGAGATGATGATTATGATACATGGTTAACTCAATCTATGACATATCTTGCAATGAGATCTGCATTTGAATTTCGAACTATGTATAATCCATTTGAGTTAATGTCTCTAATTAAGTCTCCTACAGCAGCTTTCAATTGGTTTGATAATGCGTCTAGTTTTATTAATCTAATTAATCCATTTGCATATACAGGTAATAAAACACCATTTACTATAATTGATAGAGGAGTATATAAAGGTATGCCTGTAATATTAAGAAATATTATTAAAGTAACTCCATTTAAGAGCGTGTTTGAAGCGCAAGATCCAAAATCGAAACGCAATTATCTATAGAATCAATTAATGAACTTCTAAGTTTCTATTAGAATTATCAATTCGTTAAATTACTGCAAAAAAGAAAAGCCTACTAAAAATAGTAGGCTTATTTGTTATCTCTATCTATTAGATCTAGATAACTATAATAGTCTTCTTCTGGTAATTCAGCCTCTATAGTTTCACCATTCCTATAATGAGGATAAAATAAACGTTTAGATAGTTCTGGAACTGGCACGTTAGTCCAGAATCTATTTATATCAAGCTTGGCTTCTAAACTAAACGCTTTACCATAATTTTTAAGACTATTAATATCTTTTTTGTACTTAGGATTACTAAAACAATAAACTGTGTAATGCTTATTATTTATAGTAATATATTTCATATTATAAACAGTATCAAGATTTTTAAGTTTGCAGTATCTATCTAGAGATTCTCTAGTGTTTACTGAACTATCATATACAAGAAAGACCTTATCTTCTAAATAAGGTCTATTTTTGTCACTTGTATATGCATTTATAAATCCGCTTTCTACAGTTAAATCCCTCCAAGTTAGATTATCATCTAATAAAGGAACTATATATATACTTACATCATTTAAGGCTTTCAGTTCCATTATTCTCGTAATATTCACGAGTATGGTCCCAATTTCCTGTCTGATAATGATATGAGATTTCTGTTAAAGTATTTGCTATTAGGTCTTTACGGTCCAATAACTCTTTTTCGTTTAACATATTAAATACACGTACTTCATTATTACCATTACTTTGGATAGCAACAATATACGCTTCTAAATCGTAATCTTCTATATCATAACCTTGATCTTTCATATACCATGTAAGAGCAAGAATATAGAAAGCTATTTGTCTATAGTAATCGTATTCTTCTACAGAATGCTTGAAATTATAGACATCGGCGGTTGTTTTTAAGTCAATAAGAGTAATCTTTCTATTAGCATGATCAATCTTAACTCTATCTAACAGTGACTTACAAGATACTCCTTGTTTCTCTGCCTCCCAGTTTATATGAAATTCATTATGACACTCCATACCTGGTTGGTCTGTAAGCAGTTCATCTGCTTTTATATGCTTCTCAATATTATCTTTAACATTCTTAAGCATATTTAAATCTGCAAACGATATAATCGTATATAGATCTATTTTTTCTAGAGCTTCTATATATTCAGCAAACTTGAGTTGTAACTCTTTTGCTTTCTTTAACATAGCATCTCTAGACATATTGTTACCAGAATATGCAAACTTATATGCATCTAGAAGCTTATCTTCTTCTACTATTTCCGCAGATGAATGATAACGTTCACAGAATGCTGTTTGTTGCGCTGTTTTAGGCTTTTCATAATCAATAACAATATAGTTATGCCAGAACTCATCTGGCTGGAGAAGATACATATGTATCATAGTACCTTTATCAAGATACTTAGCACTTATACCTTCTTCTTTACCGTCAAGCATATCCTTGAGGTAACGTGGTCCTTTCTTTAAGAACCACCCGATTGCTGAGTTTGATATTCGCGTGTTATCTTCATAATACGGAATCTCTATTTTCATGCTGCTAAATATAAATCGGTTTCAACTTCCATGTTTGTATTCCATGGGATCTCGTCTTCTATATCCTGACGGATATGTTTAGACATCTTGCATATGACTATCATTAGAAATAAAATCATGATTTAAAATATAGATTCTTCTTCATTCTCGTTTTTCTCTTTTATTTCTTTAGTAGAAATATTCATATCTTTAGCTAATTGAGCTAAAGATATGTCTTCAAAGAGAACAACTTCATCTAAGAATGCAGAAATATTATCAAATGATTTTACTTTCATATATTCGTTAATGAAGTTCACAACTTCATCTATATTCTTAACTCCCTTATCTTCTGCCATATAGCGTACAAATACCGAGTTAGAATTAGCTTCATACTGTTTGAAATAACGAACACGTGAGCATCTATCGAAGAAGTTTTCGTCTATCTTTTCTGCTCTATTACAAGTCATTAATACAAGTTTCTTTGCTGTTGACTCTACTCCATCTAAGAATCCTAATAGATCCTTAGTTTCCCACCAATAATCGTTCTTCTCAATCTCATCAAACATGATTACTACAGGAGTAGTAAAGTTTTTGAAGAACGCACTTAGTTTATCAGCAGGATAGTCAGTTGCAACAACAATAATAGGTAGATTACTTTCTAAGGCAATACGTTTAGAGAGCATTGTTTTGCCTGTACCTTTAGTACCAGCAAGTAATACACCTGTTGTTTGGTTAGAACTTTCAGAATTGAAATAAGTAAGCACACGGTTAATAAAGTTATTATCCTCATCTAGCTTATACAGTTTCTTTGGCATATTCAAATCACCATTTTCTACTAGATAAGATTTTCCTTCCATACGATTGTACTTCAGATCGTATACTTTACCTTTAATAAGTTCATATGCTAATCCTTCTAACTTCGGTTTAACTGTGATCTCATTACCTACTTTAATAAATTCTGCCATAACTTCTGTTTTTATGTTTTTAGTTTGTCGATTAACTCATCGACTTGTTTCTACGTATGTACAACATAGAACGCTGTTTTAGGTTCATGTAAGTACAAATAATAGTTAAATAACTTTTCACGTAAAGGCCAAGCCTCATTAGGAAAGCCTTTACATTCAATCACAAAACCTTTACCAACAAAGTCTGGTAAATAGGTCATTGCTCTATATTTTTTGTTGTTAAAAGTAAAAGCTGGAAGTAGCTCATATCTATGCATTTCATAATCTGCTAGAATATTTGCTTCTTTCAGCTTTTTGTATGTATATGTTTCAAGTTTACTTCGAAATTTAATTCCTTCATATTCATTAGGAGTTGCATTTCGAACTCTACCTTGTTTTTTCTATTTCTTCATATAACCATTTTTTTACTTTCTCAAATCCATTTGCTTTAATAGCGTCAGATATATCTTTTGCTTTAAACTTCTTATGGACTAACATACCTTCTAAACCTGTTTTAAGGCTTATTTTACGGAGATATTTTACTCCAGCTTCATCTCTATCGAATAGTATAATAATACGTTTAAATCGCTTCTTTAACTGTTCTAGAATCTTATTAGGTATAAATGTAGATTCAGATGAAGGTGAAATGGCTGGAATACCCATTTCATATAAACACATAACATCTTTCATACTTTTAGTAATAATTAAGATGTCACCTGTTTTTGGAAGCTGCTTAAATCCCTGAATATCTAATTCAGTAAGGTTATTACGCCACTTCGTATATTTGTCTGCTAAAGGTTTATATATCTTAAAATGATTGTATACCTTATAAGCATACATAGGATTATCTTCTTTATAAATACTTTTTACTATGCCATTACATAGGTAGTACTTTATACTACTTACTCCAAATTTTTTTAGAGTTTCTACCGTAATATTAAACTGCTTCCAGTAATTGATATCAGTTTCAGTAAATTCCTGACGTACAACACCAATTACTGTTTCAGTTGACGGTATATATTGCTTAGAGCTAACGAGTTGCGTATCATTAGTAATTTTAAGTCTTTCAACAATATCTTTAAGTATATCTGAATAATTAGTTATACCTGTATAAAGTTCTATAAACTTTATTACATTTCCACATTGACCTGTTCCATGATCTTTAAACAACAACTGTTTTGTTTTTCTACTATAAAAGCATCCAAACGAAGGAGTTTTGTCTTTTCTCAATGGAGAATTATAGATCATTCCTACTTTAAAATTACCTATATACGCTGCATATATATCATACTCACTTACTCTAGAAAGAATCCAATCTAGAGTGATATTAAATGTATCTTTTACTTTTGTTGTATCGTAAATCATATGATATATTTTTTATTGTCAAAGCAACGGGACTCGAACCACGTCATATAAGCAATTAACCTTATACGTAACCCAATTTGTTATACTTCGGTATAAAACGTAGGTTGTGTACTATTTCGTATTCACTTATTTTTCATAGTGCGGTACACTAACCTACGTATTCCTAGTTTATGCTCTAGGTAGCTACTATTTTTAAGTTATCTTAGAACGGCAGATCGTCTGCTGGAGAACTATTCATAGTAGATAGATCATCTACTTTAGTCTCTTTATCAGCAATGACAGGTTTTGTAAATCTGTCAATAGACAATTCTCTAATCAAACTCTTATTCTCTGGATTTGTTTCTTTGTCATAGAACCCTTCTGGTAATACCATAGGTTCAATTACTGCAAATTTAACATAAGTAGGCAAAGTAGTATAACCATTATCATTATAAACTACTTTAACCTTCAATAAGACATCTTTATTAGCTGCATTTAGCATTGTTACTACCCATTCAGTAAATTCTTTATAAGAACTACCATTAAAGTTTAGTACTCCTTTAGGATAGAAACAATTCATAATTCGCATTATACGAGTAACTACATTAGTTACTTTAGCTTGATTCTGTTCAGCAGAATCTCCTTCTCTTTCATTTGGTTCCCACTCTGTATGTAGTAACTCTTTTCCGTCTTTTTCGAAACGAAATTCCATGAAGTTTTTTCCAGTAGGAGAAGTTGCTGCTCTTACACCAGTAAACTTAACATTATCATGAATACCTGCTTCAAGATATTTACTGTCATTACTTGTTATTGCTACTTTGCTTGCTAATTCTGTACTATAAACCATAATTTCTTTGTTTTGTGTTATTATTCAGGTAAGAAAATTCTGTCCATGTGAAACGTAATTTCACCGTCTTCGTCGCTTTCTGCTACTACAATATTCTTACCTCGTAAATGTGGTGCTCTTGCCTCTCTTACTATATTACTTCCTCCTTCAAAGGAAATAATTGTTTCGTTTTTCTTTCGATAAACATAACCAATAGCATCAGCCTCACCACAGATAATATCTCCTAATCTACCAGTAAGATCTAGAGTCATTTCTGACATCTCTTGACCTTCAATATTTATCTGCTTATCACGAGTATGAGCAATCAATATAAGATGATCACTTAGATCTCTGAACAAGTCGATTACCTTTTTAACAGCCATTCTTAGCCACATATAACCACTTCCGTTTGGAAGAGTACGAATGTCTGTACCTTGATAATTTTTTCCTTGATTAGTGCCTTTATAGAGCTGTATGGCATAGCCCATGCATATTTCCTCAAGTCGAGTTGCATTATCTATAGTGATATACTTATACGGTCTTTTGCCTGTATTCTTAATTTCTTCTCTAATTGCAGCTACAATATCTCCAAAATCTTTTACAGATCTTGCTTGTACAACTAGTGCAGATAAAGCCTGATAACCATTCTCTAAATCTATAATTAGATTATTGTCTAGAGAAGCCATAAGACTGGATTTACCAGCCTTAGGTTTCCCATAAAACACAGAGAACTTTGGATTACATATCTTTACTTCTGTTTTTTCTTTTGGTAATACAATCATAAAGCTTGTTTATTTTTGTATTCCGTGTATTCTGATAAACTCTGACAATTTCTGATAAGTACGGAATTAATATCTTATTTAGAACCAACCATTATTTTTAATCTTAATTGTGATATCAATAATAGTCTTCTTTGTTTTCGGTTTTAGATGATTCAATGAGCCCGGCATAATAGGAATAATGTCGTAGCCAATCTGAACGAAATTATCGAAGATACGAATCGGAGTACCGAATTCATCTTCAAAGTCATAATCTTTTGCAAGAGAACTAAGTCCTGCAATAGCTTTGAAGAACTCGTCTTCCAAATTATACTTATTACTCAAGAAGTCATTTGCTGTATAACCTAGATTTGTCGGAATAGTATCTAGCAAATACAAATCAACAGTAGTCTTTTTCTCTTTCTTGCCACCTAACCAAGGATATGCATTCAAGAATTTTTCAGCTAGACTTTCTTTAAAGTTATTAGCACTAGTATTATTATTTTTCTTCGGTAATGTAAATGTATATGTTGTAATCATAATTTTTCAGCCTTTAATTGTTATTACTAAACGAAATCTTCTTCGTAGGTTCTTCTTCCCTTATAGTCTCAATTAAATTATTGTATTTTAGATCGTTATCAAACTCAAGTATAGCGCACTCTCCAGCATCCCTATTCTTTAGGATATGAAGATAGACTTTATTCTTAACTAGTAAACGATTCGGTCCATACTGTTGTATATTGAGTAGTTCCGGTCTATGAATACATATAACATAATCAGATGCATGGAATATAGTATCCGCAGAAGAAATGTCACTACGCATTGGGTAATGCATAGATGGATTGTTAATCCTATCAGGAGCTTCAATGTTTCGATTCATCTGTGATAACTGAATTATAGTAGTATTAGGGTACTTTTTAACCTTAATAAACAGTTTCTGTAAATCGGAAATCACTTTCAGTGCAGATTCTTGACCTTCTACAAGTAAAGTATGATCAAGGATAATAATAAATTTCTTACCCTTTGCATAGTTCTCGTAAAAATAATCAATAGTAGAAGCTATTTCTCCAACCGTCCCAGGTGTATCAACATAATATATCTGGTATGATTTTATTTGTTGAGATGCTGTCTCAACTTGCTCTAATGTATCATCATTCAATTCCTCATTAGCGCTATATAGCTGTGCAGTAGTTTGCCTTAACTTACTACTTAATTTTCTACCTACCTGCCTTGAACTTAACATCTCAAATGAGAAGTTAAGGATAACTACATCCTGTTCAGGATTTAGATCTATTAAATCATTTTCAAGTGTATTAACAAATGATGATTTACCACTACCAGATATACCTACTATAGTATATATCGTATTAGGTTCAATTCCACCCATACAGTGTTTATTGAACTTATTCCACCTTGTTCTTAAAGATTGAATCTCATGATTCTTTCTTTGTTTTATATATTCTACTGCTTCTTTAGCTGCAATAGATATATGGCGGAAGGTAAGCGTATTAGTAGAGTTCTGTTCCATAATCATTACTAATTATTGGTTCTTCTACTTTCATTTGTTCCTCGTATGTCTCCCACTCATGTTGAGTGAGCCATTTCCACATAGTTTTCATATAACCGATTTTACCAGTAATCATTTTATTATCTATCTCATATGATAAACATTTCATAATATGCTGGTGCATAGCTTTACTTTTGCCAATTATTCGATTATATTCTTTCCTACATTTGTTCACATTAGCCCTCAAAAAACCTTTAGTTCCATCAGGTCTTATAACATAAACTGGAAATAGGTCATAGAATTCATCAAACATAGATTTATCTTCTTTAAGAAGTTCTTCTAGTTTTTCTGTTTTCTTTATGACAGTGGTATTGTCTACAGTGCTGGTAGCAATTAAACCACGAGACTCTAACTCTTGTATTTCTTCTTCATTAACTAGGCTGAGAAGTTTCTGAATGTCTTGATTGATGTTTTTGATATCACTCAATACAAGTGTTAGGAATACTAATTGATTAATAGATAAGTTTTCAATCCGATCAAGGATTGAGGTGTCTATTTCTAAAATCATATTCTCATATATTATACGAGCATACGGTAATTGAAATATATCTGATAAGCCTCTGTTAATCCCATAGGCTCATTTGTAACGGTTTTAATTCACGGATTATCTTATAGGCTTCCATAATATAGTACCTATAATTAATCTTTCTCTCTTCAATTGGTTTATCATCTAAGTAATTTAATAAAGTAACACCTGATGCAGTAAGCATATTCTGATACTGTTTTTCTGTAGGACATGGAATACTTATATCAAAACGATTAGTATCTTTTTCCTTCCATTTCCATAGGTAAGCACCATTAGTACTTGCATAGAAACGATTAGTCCTCTGTTGTTCTTTATTATTATACTCAACATGCCATTGTTTACCAGTCTTTTCAGCCATTAGAAAATCTCTAATGTCTTGGCAACCTTTTATAGTTTCCTCTACTGGTACTCCGTTCTTAAAAAAGTTTATTACTGCTTTCGGTATGATCTTCGGAGTTAGACCTTTTCCTAATTTCACAGTAGTAATAAACATACCCTTTTCTTTTACCTTATCATCTTCAGTAATAGCAAAGTAGTCATTTATAGCATATTGATACATAGCCTTGAAACGTTCTTCTTCTAAAGTAAGTTTAGTAAGTTGTTCCCATTCTCTGCATACTTTGTTTAAATCATTATATACAGATTTTTTAAGTAATACAAATAATCCATCTGTATTAGCTTGGACGATTCGACATCCTAATTGGGTTAGTTTTTCAGCTAGCATTAGTAATAGTAACTGTCCATTTATACGTATTTGCATTACTGCAAATGGACTATAACAGAAATTATGTGGATTCTGTAAGTTACCTGATAATCCATTGAGAGCAAGCTTTAAGGTTTCGTTTTTAACCTTATTGCCATTGTGTTTAGCTTCGATACGCTCATCTTTAATTTGTCTATATACTTCTAGAAATTCAGGTCCTAAATGTTTAGGATAGAACCCATATTCTATTAGCATACTTGGATATAGTGATGCAACATCTATATCAATGAGCATTTCATCTTCTTTTGGTATAACTATTTCAGGATCATTCACTGAATGAATTCCTCCAACTCCTACAGAATATCTTAATCCTTCAAATATGAATTTATTTTCATATCCTTTTCTTCCTGGAGATACTATTTGACTTTTCATATCATCTAGTACTTTTTGAAGTATAGGACTATCATACTTAATAAATGGTAGTATTACCTTATTCAAGGGTATTACATCCATTGGAGATCTTAAATCTTTAATATCATACCAGGTTTGACCTGTTTTTTCAAGATATTTCTGAGTCAAAATCTTCATTCCAATGTTCACTCCGTCTTTACTAAGTACTCTTACTCCGTATTCATCTTCAATAGCTAACCTTAAATCTACATCTTTTTTACATCTATTGAGTAACTCTTCAGTAGAATTAACATCATTAATATTATACTCAATCATTGAATCTATTTGATTTTCAGGTAAATCTGCCTGCCAATCTGCAACAAATTCTTGTACATTTCTGTACTGCATTGTTACTTGAATTTCTTTCAAACCTACTCTTAACTTATTGCTATAAAGCATAGTAAGAATATCAAATGAATCAAAACAAATCATATACTTCCACTTACTCCAAGCTCTAATATCATCTTCACTTGAAGTAGTAATTACTTTACTTAAATTAAATATAGATCTACATATGTCTCTATATCCTTTGTATTTCATTACAACATAATAATCTATTATATAATTTATAATAGGATTATCATAATGAAGATTATTATAACCACAAAATAATTTATCAGTATTTAACTGAATTTTTGTAGTATATAAGTCTCCAAAAGTATAATCTGTATTAACTGTATGAAAGAAATTAACTAGTTCATCTAATTGATTTCTTCTGCAAGATATTTCAAATTTATGTAACTCACCTGTTTCTGTATTCTTTACAGTACAATGGAAAACATTGGGGAATACCTCAATATCATATACATAAACAATCTTATCTCGTATAATCATAATTAATAATGTTAGTTTGAGTCTGTGGAGGGAGTCGAACCCTCATTTGACAGTTTTACCATTTAAACTACACAGACAACCAGCATATTACTACAACTAAAATTTTTTAAGTTATGGATTGCTAGCGTATTTTAGGCGGCTAGCGTAGCCTTTGGATAATAGGTACTATTATTACTTATAGTATCTTCGATACGCATTCCTGTAAACTTTTCATTGTTTACATATTTTTTAGCGATATCTTTTACTTTAGTTAAAGCTTCTTCTTTTGTATTAGCTTCTATATAATCTGTCAAGAAATCAACATCTTTAGACGGATTATCCTCGCTCTGGTTTTGTACTATGTAACGGAACTTACGAGTGTTCTTTTTGTTATTTAGTACTTTTTTGTTTTGTTTTAAGAACTTTAGAACTGAAGCTTTTATCTCATTCGCATGAGGTCTACTAGCTAACAGTTCAGCTTTATGTTCTTTTTCACGTTGAAATCTAACTTTAATTTCTTCATCTGTTAGATTAACCGGTTTCGGTTGAACAAATAATAATTTTTTAATTGTTCGAGTAAATTTCTTCTTTTCTTTTCTAGTATAGTGAACTGTAGGCTCAAATCCCATACTAGTTAAAATCTGCTTGATACGTTCTTTTTTAGCTTGTCTAGCAGTTTTATTCTCCTGACGAGCATTTTTACCAATCTTTGTAGTATAGTCTTTTTGTTTTACCTTACCACTAATATTAGTTATTATTACTTTCCCATTCTCTCCTTTGGTAATAAAGGGTGACGGACCCGGACTACTAAGTATTATTTCAGTCTTTTTAGACTTACGTAACTTAGTACGGTTAGTTCTCGATAATTTCTTTCCTTTATGATTTTTATGTTTACCTGATAAATTCTTTTTCATAATCTTGATAATTTTAGAAGTTAATAACTAGTGAGCCCGAAGGCTCACATTAATTAAGCAGCTAGACAAATAGGAGCTGATTCAATATCAAGTTCAGCTTTATCATTAAAATCTTCTAGATCTTTATTCAACTTATTGATATCAAGCTGAAGTTTATTCTTCAAACTAGTTATATAAGCTGATGTAAGTTCTTCTGTAATCTTCAATGCTTTTTTGCCTTTAGCTCGCTTTATTTTTGGGTCGATTGTCTTTATCTTCCCAAGATGAAACAGTTGCTCCTGCTTCTCGGATAGTGAAAATATTGTATAATAATTATTTTCTGCTGGTAAATCAGAGAACTTTTTATATCCCATATTAATACACTGTAAATACAGTTTCATAAGGATTCGTTCTTCTGCCATTTCTTGAATCTTCGTTAATAATACCTTAAGGTCATAGTTACGAATAGTTTCTTTAGAAATGATATTTTCGTTTTTAATAATCGTCCAATATTTAGTAATATCTTTACTAAGTTCATCACGACGGGTTTTTGCATATTTAGATGTAACTGATTTCATATTCAAGTGATTTGTTTTAAGTTAATACTTGACCGAAATCGTTTACTAGTTAGTCATGCATGAAGGGGTCAAACCTCCGTCTCTTTGAAAAGCGCTCTAATCAACTAAGCTAATGCATGGTGTATAATAGAGAACTGCCCAATTCAGCAGTCTCTATTAAAGTAGTACCCCGTTCAGTACTATTAATAGAAATTATTTCTTAGACGAACGTCCAGTTCAACGTTTATTCGTCATGATATTCGACTCGGCCGACTACACATGGTAAAATTCGCCCTTGTTCTGTTCTAATACCAACATAGCCATTAAGACCTAAATCTACAACGCCCATTTTTTTTCTGGTTTGTTCCTTTTCTTTAACGTATTTTTGTAAATACTTTTCATTAATATACTTAGAATGTAGCTCTCCGTTCGAACTATTCCGTATATTATCAAATAAAATATCTACAATAGCGTCAAGATCATTATTATCAGTAGCTTCTTTCAATACAGCATTCATAATGCCATAAAAAGCTTCTTCGTTTCTTGCTTCTCCAGTCCCAGACATTGTGTCTGCTAATTTGATTGCAATATCTGTAATGCTTACCAGTCCATAAGCATTGAAGAACCTTTGCCACCATTTTGGCCCATTGCCGTAGTATAAAATAACCTGACCATTATCTTGTACTTCAACTTTTTTGGGTCTTTCGTTAACTCTCCCATTCAAGATTTTAACTTTTGCTAAGACAGCTGGTTCATAAATAATTAGCATACGCAAGATATCGACCCGAGAAGGCGATAATCTTCCGTCCATATCTGTTACTCTGCTGAAGTTGTTTCAATATGAACGTTTACTTCAACATCATTGTTAATTCCGCACTGCCGCATATAGTCAGTGTAAATACGCTTGTTAGCGTCAGAATAGCCCCGTACTGTCTTAGACAGATTCAGGCAATGACGAGCAAAGTTCTCATAATGAGTGATAGCACCCATGTTTGCTTCCTCAACTAATTTGTCGAGATTCGGCAAATCTTCAGCAGAGAAGAACATTGGACTAGCTCCAGTTTTGCCGAGCCGGTCAATTGCCTCTGTGACATTTGCTCGAGTAGCTTTACTGAAATCAGGTTCTGCTATTTCGAACATAAGTGGCTCAACACCGGGAATATCTTTGTTGATTGCGATCTTAGGCCGTTGGTCAAGATCCTTTGCAACGATGCTTACGCTCATAATATCAATTGCTTTGATAATATAAGCCTTAATTTCAGAACGGAAAGTATTGATGCCATTCATAACATCTTCCTTATACTTCGGATCTGGATTTACAGCTACAATTGTAAACAACTGCTTACCAAAGTAAGGACCATACTTCTGTGCAACCTGCCGGTTACGAGCCAAGATCTGTGCGGCAGCATTAGGAATCTGCGGTGCACTGTTATTGTTAATATTTTCCATAAAAATATCTCCTTTTTGAGTCTGTATTTGAAATACTAATACGAGACTATTTTTCTGTTTTTAGTTAATAATAAGTTAATGCTCTCCACTGTTCGGTTATTTATAGTATTACAATATGGTAATAGTGAATTCAATCACATAACCTACTAGGTATATCTGATAATAAATGTTAATTTACTTGAAAATATCTTCTGATAAATTCTCTGTTAAATTCTGATAATTATAATAGTTTTAGCGTCCCGTTTCGACGGTTAAGATTCAACTCTTTCGATGCTTAACGCACCTCTCACCGTTATCTTATATCGCGATTAGATGCAATATAAGAAACACAGATCATCGACTCACACGGTAGTCTACCTGGTATTTCCGGATTATCGAAATTCATAGAATTACGGTCGTTTATCTAACGTTACCAACTCACAAGCTCATTGACTATATCATCCGTGTTAAAAACGTTCACTGTTACAGCGCTCCACCGGATTAATAGCATGACCCACTTGTACCATGCATAGGATTTGTTGTTTATTACTGCTCGAACACGAGGATTTCCACCTCTCATCGTTTCCTTGCTGCTCAATTGTTATTACTATTGAGTCAAAATATACTACTCCCTTTAATCTACCGAGACAGGGTGATAGGAGGCAGGTTATTAACGAATCAGCGTTCTCTTTACATATATACTTGCAATATATACTTTAGGAGTTTCTAATGTCAGCGATGACGGTTGGCAGTCTGGGGGTGACTTATACTCCATACGGTTTGTCTTACAAATGACAATTTGCTACTTCTGTACTATCATTGGACTTCCCCAACTTCTATGTGACTCATAGCCTTCCTACACTATGCAGTCTGATTAATAATATTAATTTATTCTCTTAGAACAGATTTAACTAGGCCGGTTCTATTCGGCATTAACTTTCAGATGCAGTAAAGTAACATCATCTGTTACAGTCCTACCTCTCTGGTTCCAGGGTTCTAAGCTGGAGCAGCTTGGCTCTTACTTATTAATTTATTATTTTAACCACTACTAATATCTCCTACTCTGGAATGAGTGTGATAATCTAGTAAATGCACCTTTTACATATCTTGAAAGGTATAAGCTCTGCTGTTTTTTAGAAGGAGTTCCAAAGCTTCTCCTTAGTATTATTTTATGTCATAATCGTACTTGCTAAAGGTACGTGACAACTAGAATCAGGGTTATTGCGCCCTCAAACCGCTTAGACACTCTTGGTCTATTCATTCCTCATTCAATTATACTCACACGAACGAATAAGCACGTGAGTCACCTTAGACTTGAAAGACGGTATCAATCTCATATACCTCATCCCTTATACGTAAATTCTTTTGCGGCACGCTAGTTACGGTAGCGCACAGGATTGGCTCCTGCTCCCTGGTAATCAGTCTATTTTCACTATAATTTAACATAGCTACTTAGGATCATTGCATGTCCAGCCTTCATATCTTTACTTTGTATAAGTATGTACCATAACACGGTTATCCTTACATTAGTATCAGTAATTACTCCCTTTATATTATGAACCAATTATCATAAAAACACTAGAGTTAGCCTATTTTTCCAGTCAGGACGCATAGTTGCGCTTTTGTATAAAGCGAGGTTGGAGCCCGCTTGTTGCGTTAGTCAGCCATAATATTATTCGATAATCCTTTTCCAAGGGATTATCCAAGAGCCCTTTGCTCTTGTTTCAGCATCGTGTTTATATTCCTTTTTGAATCACATTTTGATTAATGCATACGAATATATGGATTTCGTTCCATTTGAATTACTTTGTAACTAGGGTATCTTCTTGTAGCTCCTATATTACGGGTTCTTCACTTTTAACATCACCAAACGGTTCTCATGCTAATTGCGCAGGTTATTCACCCTCTCCTGCTTTCTTATACCTTTTTCACCAGTATAAGTTATTATCCTACCTTTTGTGTATCTCACTGTGATTGCAGCTTACATATTCTCGGATTCTGTCTTTTTCGGGCTATGTGTAAATGGACACAAACTCCCTGACGTAGCGCGTGTTATTTTATTTTAAATACCGCAATGCCTTCTACCGGAGTGATTTACGCTATAGTTTTACTCCTCTCGAACTATGATATAATTATAGTATTTATATAGCGGCTATTATCATTAACTTTTTTCCGCTGAGGATTTATCTTCTCCTACAATTTCTGACTCTGGTTTTACAAGAAATATGTCTCCAGAAGATAAGTTGATGTTTGCAACCACCTTCTTACCCCTGCATAGATCAACTATGCCATTTTTTATATCACTACTACTGATATAATCAATTGGATCCATACATCCTGGATCAAAACCATCCAAGTGCACACATATACTACTTACAGACGAGCGTAAGTACTGTTCTACGAATAAGATGTTACTTATACTAGCTTTTGCTTGTACTTGTATCATATTAGAACTCTCTCCAGCTACTATAAAGTAACCAGTTTGGTCTACTATCAAATCTAAATTACGCCTAGCATCTTTGCTATTTCGTATGATACGTGATAGTCGTATCATACTATTAAGCATAATAAGATTCTTCTTACTCATTTTGAGATTCTTTAGTAAAAGGAGAAAGTGGTTTTACATCCTCTGGTAGGTTAGCTATACTACGTACCTTTGGAAATCCTGTATTTACTTCTTTTACTTTAGTTCTCCACTTAACTACTGGTTTTAATTCACCAGTGGTTGTTACATTCACAATGGCGTCTGCTGTTCCTTTTACGGATACTTCCTGAGTATTAACATCATAAGATACTTCTATAGTATCTACCTTACTCACAGACTTTGCTTCCTTATTAGAGTGCATCATAGACATCAACTCTAAATATGAAGGTACTACAGGCGGTTGTGCCTGCACGGGTTCAACTGTACTGATTAAGTTCCAGCCAACAAATACGCTAGCCGTAAACAAAACTACAGCTGATAAGATTCTACTATTCATATTGATTACGAATTAGTGAACAGTCTCTTAAACTTATATACAATACTCCACCAATTATGGAACCGGCTTAGCTTTTTTTTTCTTCAGCTGTAGCCTCTTCTTTCTTGGTTTCTGGATATTCACCTACAAGTACAGGAAGTGGGCCTTCAAATTCGGCAATTCGATCCATTGGCGAACGATAAGCGTTGATAATTTTACCAATTGCAAATCGAAGCTGTTCGTTTGTAGGAGGAATCTTTCCGGGATAGTAATTTGCACGAATTAGAGAAATAATCTTTCTAGCTCCGTCTCGAGCCATTTTGATTTCTACTAACTGTTCGTCTGTTGCATTTTCAGGAACAGAACAAGTATAGTCATGCATCAATTTATCAACATAATCTACACCAATTACTCCCATTGTTGCTTGAATGGCTTTGTCATCTACCGGATTTTCAATCTTTTCGGTTTTGATAACATTACCATTAACATCAATCTTGTCTTCAAGATTGTATCGGAAATTTTCCTGAATGAATGTACGAACAATACGTACTATTTCATCCTCTGTAACTGAAGGCACAGCACCGTGAACTATGCAATGAGCACTTACCGGCGAACCCTCCTTCTTAGTATACAGATATACTGCACGTCCAATTCCTTTCATTAGACCTGCTACAGGTACAAGATGGAAAATCTCATTGATCCATTCGTCAATTTGACGATTGTCAAGCTTCAACTTTTCATCAGTAGAAGTAGCGTTATTGATACAAAGTTTACGATACCATTCTATGGTGTCAATTAAACTAATTACAATGTTACGATCCTTACGTAACAGATATTCCAAAGCATTGCAGATCTTTTCATGATCTGACCCTACTTTTTCAATATCAGTTTCCGGGACTTCAAGTTTTGTCAACTTTGAATCCTTTAGTTCTTCAGGAACTATTGTTTCTTGAGCACTGAACGGAATTGCTAATTGTCCGTCAGTTGCTCCAGGAAGAGCTTTTGGAGATGCTAATTTAACACCAAACATTTCTGCCATTTCTTGTAACGGCATAACTTGCTCTGGTGCTACAATTAACTGAAGCTTACCATCAGCTTGCATTCCAGCCAATTCCTGTTGTACTCCAAGCATTCCAAGGAACCATACTGCATTAATCGCTTGATTAATAGCGTTGTATTGTTCCGGGAAGTTCTTCTTCAACTCTTCATTATTAGTGAAACGTTGATGACCAACAAATGAAAGCATAGCTTTAGCATCTGTGGAACTTACATAGGAACCGGAAGGAGCGCCGATAGATTTAGCAAGTGTTTTTACTGCTTCCTCTGGAGATACTTCTTCAGCAATAACTGTAGGAGTCTTATCTTTCTTAGGCTTAGCAGTCTCTTTTTGGGTGGACTGTTTCTCTGTTTTAGCCTGAGTTTGTACTTTCTCCTCTTTTACTTGCTGAGCATTAGCATTCTCCTTCTCTGTTTTAGTTACTTTAGCAGTGTTTTCTGCTTTAGCTGTTTCTGCAGGTTTTGCTGCAGTACTTGCAGCTCCTTTAGCTGCTTTATTTTTATTTCCCATTTTGATAATGTTTTTAAATTGTTAATAAATAAATGAATTCTGATAGATTGTTTATTGAGGTTCAACTATCATCCTCATAAGCTGGTGAATCTCTGCCCTTAGTAGTATGATTACTAACTAATGCGTCTGACAATACTACTGAAGGACTTGAAATGTAACTCACTACTCCAGACTGGCTAGTAGTCTCTGTCACTAAAACTACTGGTAGTGTGCAATTCAAATCCGTATTGTCTACGGTATTAATTAGCTGAGTAATAGAAGCTGTAGTTTCATTCTTTACGAGATGTTTTACAGCCTCTTTACTCAACATACCTACTAATAAACCAGCCATGATAGTGAATAAAAATATCCACCACATCTTAGTGGAACGCATTGCACGCGCAAATATTACTCCTGCTAGAAGTAATAAAGTAATCCATGTTGCTGACATAATTAGTAAATTAATCTGTTAATAATTCTTTTAATTTTTCTCTTGCCTTGTTAAGGCGTGATTTTACTTGAGACTCTGTGAGTCCAAGTTGCTCTGATATCTGTTTGTAAGACAGATTTTGTATAGAGCGTAGTTCAATTATATTCTTATACTTCCAACGAAGCCGCGACAAGGCATTATCTAGAGCATCACTTTTCTCTGCGAAGATAAAATCTTCTTCAGGTGAGTAACTGGCCTGGTTACTCAACTGTAGAGAGTTGGCATCGTCGTCAATCCAATAGTTCGCTTTTTCCTTTTTAGTATGTCGAATATAATCAATACTAGTATTTATTGCAATAGTTTTCAACCACATCTCAAATGAGATATTGTTTACATAGCTATCTAGCTTACTAAAAGCTTTAGTAAAAGTAACAGATAATAAATCATCTGCTACATCTTTATTATTTACAATATAATAAATTGTATTATAAATAATCTTACTAAAACGATTATAAAGCTTTGTGAAGGCAGATTGTTTGCCTTCTTTTGCCTGTTTGATCAGTTCGAAAATCTGTTGCTTTTCTAAATCTGTCATAATTACGGGCATTTTGTGAGAGGTAATCGCTAGAGTATGTGCATATATATTACTGTTTTATTGAAGTAACTCTAAAGTTAATCTGGCACGTGGACTACTGTTATTCATCCTTTTTTGCTTGACCTCTCTCGTTAGTAGTTATAGGGCCGATCAAAGCCCTATAACCTTAAAATGGTAATCCTAGTTCATATCTACAGTGATACTCCATATAATCTTTTGAGAACTTTTGATAAGCATCCCAAATACATTCCATAAATTCTCTTTTCATAGCTATAGATATTCTATTTGAAGAGAGTTTATTAACCATTCCGCATACTATTCTAATACGGACATCCAGAGTAAACTTAGTATCTTTACCAATTCTTTGAAGTATATTAGTATCAAACCAATATATTATGTGTCTAACAGATTCATGAGTTTTCTCTAAATTTGTATAGACCCACCATGATGCTCTCCAATGAAATGATTGATATTGTTTACCCCACGGAGTATATACTCTGTTAGTAAGACTGTATAATACCATTTTCCTTTTTGATTTCTCTAGCTATCTTGCATATTACAAGTTGTGCTTGTGCAGCTGACCAACCTGTCATACTCATGATATATACTTTAGTACTCATAGCACCTCTACCTGGAATAGAAGTATCTACTTTATACCTTTCTTTAAAGGTGTGATACATAGCATCATCAATGCTTGGCATCTTCGCACCACGCATAGAACGTAGTTCTATAGGTAGTTGACATACATCTGAGGATTCATAAGGATAAAACACATACATCTCTGGATGTGCATATATACTTTGAATCTCAAGAGATTCTTCCTTTACTTCTCTGAATTTTGCTTTTTGAAAAGCATCATTCATAATAATCGCAGAAACTATCCTCAAATGAGGAGTTTCACCAACAACAATTGCTAGAAGTTCGATATCACTTCCAACCACTTGATATACGCCTGGTTCATTTAGTCTCATGGTTTATTGATTTCTTTTTTAAAGTTATCTACTATACCAGATACTTGATCCATGGTTAGTTGTGGATATTTATCCATTACTTTACCTATTGCTTCAATATCTGATTTGCTTTCGTTCAACATTTTCTTGAACTCTCTTTCTTCTTGTCTGGAGTCAAACCAAACCCACCAAGGTACTACGCGCATTGATATTCGTATTCTTTAATTTTGTTATTCAATAACTCCCATTTTTCCTTGTCGATATCAGTTGCTTCTACTAAGTAGATGATATCACAAGATGCTCTAAATACACCACGAATGTAGTTCATTCCCTCTTTATAATGATATTTATTCTTATAAATTCTGGGAACATTTGCATGTAGACGAGTTATTAACTCTGTCTTCATTTTCAGTTCTGTTGCAGCTTTCTCCCATGATTCTGGTAAGTTCTGCCTAATGAAGTTCATTAATCCCATTTCAAATTAATTTATTGATTAAACTTAATTTAATTGTGGTATTAGAGGGAATCGAACCCTCCAACAGCCCTTACGTCTGATCTAGCCTGATATACCTCCAGCTTTCTACGACATTAGCTTAGCCGTTAGACTATCTTACGCTACTAAACGTGTATAGTCTGTTACATAACTTGTATTGCCAGTTATCTGCTTATTGACCTATTCTACTTAGTTTCCGCCAATCAATACATATACACCCCCTTTTTAATATTTCTTTATTAGTGGAGGTGGAGCCTGCGAAAGCTCGTCTTGCTCGGGCTTAAATAGACCTAACAGTCAATTGTGACTATGTAGGCGACCAAACCTACATAGTCTTTGGTCTTTTTTAAATTATTTTCTAATGCCTTGATAACTTGTCTTGGAAGTATAGAATACCTTTCAGCCTCTATACGGCATGATGTCTAGCATCGCACTATTCCAATATGCCGATTTGATATCATAAGAATGCTATTGCATAATATACTCATTGAGTATAGAATCTGTATTTATATATTGCGCAATTTATTAATACATCCTCACGATCTTAGGCACATGATCAGTGGCACGTTGTCATATTGTCCTACTCTGGCATCGGTCGTATTTCTACGCCTTACACTTGTTGTATGCGTGTTAATTCACGCATGAGCTGCATCTTCTGGTACTTAGCACATAAAATGTCATCACCACCTATTAGCTACTTTCTCTAGTTAGGTTATATAGTCAGTATTTTCTACTGCTAAAACACTATACCTGGACTATGCGCGGAGAATTAAAGGGACAACAATTGTCCATCCCATCTCCAATCATAACGGGCTTTCGGGTACTGGTTAAGCAATTTGTTTTGCTGTTCCTGATACCATTTGTCAACTTCACGAAGAAGATTGTTAGCCTCTTTGTAGAGCTCTTTACAATCCTTCAGGTAGTCTTCAATAGTGATGCCGCCGTTACGCAGTTTGTCATCTTTTTCAGAGAACTTCTTCAAGTAATTGAGTTTGACCTCTTTTTCCTTGTCGGTCTTTTTCATACTCAAATAAGTTGCAAGACGAGTATACTCACTCTTCAAAGTTACGTCAATATGACGTTCCGTGAGCTCCTCTTTACGCTGTTTTGCAATCTTTTCAGCAGCAGCTTTTGCAACATCTTCTGTTACAGTTGAGCCATTGTTGATTACTTCTTCAATGTTCTCTGCTGATACTTTTGTAATATCAGCTACTTTTACTTCTTCTTTTGCCATTTTTTTGATAATGTTTAAAGATTGATACTATTATTAATTAACTCTAAGTGTCTCACTTTTTTTCGCAAGATATTCTTTACGAAGACGTCTCTTGCGTTGTTTACATGATTCACGTTCTCCTGCCTTAACAAGCTTACGATTGTCATAAGCAGTTTGGTTTTTTGTTTTATTTTCAGCGATAATCTGAAGATAAAGAATTTCTTTAGCAAAATTCTTTACTGCTTTTTTTCGATGAGCAATAATTCTTTTTTCTGCTTCTTCTTTTCCATATCTTTTGTAAAGATTAGCTTGAATTCTTTTTTTGTCCCATATTTTTGATAATTTGGTTTTAGAATTAAAAAAAGAACTGTTCTGTATATTCCTATCTCTTATTCTACAGATAACCCCTATCCTTCTCTCCCTTTATCTGTAGATTTACAGATTGCCGTTGAATAGCCATTACATAATAATATGTATTAGGGTTTTGGTATATTTACAGTTCTTTCGGGTTGATTGGAATCCACCATACTAACAATTTAATTAGTAATATATAACAGCGGGCAGAGGCTCTGGCGGAACCTCTTGCTTGTTATTCGTTGCCATTCTGAGTTTACACTCAAGATCACATTCACTACAGTTGATAATATTATCTCGTGTAGGGCATTCGTTAGAAATTGAATTTGAAGTTTTCATGATCATCTCGACCAAATAAATGTTTGACAATCATGGGTTTACATATTCTTGCAAATTCTTTTGCTGTATCTCTGTCTTTGAATTCCAAGGAAGTACCGACATCAGCATCAGCAAGGCCGAGCCCATCGCCAGAACCAACAAAGAGCAAGCCCGAAGGTTTTTGGTTATCTGTATAGTTCCAGCCCCATATGTAATATCTTACTTCTTTTGGATCTGTTACTTTAGGTTTCCAGCCTTCATTCAAAGCTTTTGCAATAGTTTCTAACTTGATGAAGTTCCTAGTTTCATCTGTTAATTTGTAGCTTTTATAATTAGCTACAGGACGAAGACCTAGCAATTTGCATGCATCTTCATACGGTTTTTCTTTACTTAATTCAATCATGCCTTTTTACGATTATAAGGTTCCATTTTCTTATGCTTAGGACGTTTTTTATATTCCGTCTTAGTTTTTACTTCTTTCTCCTTATTCTTTCCCATAATTAAAAGAGTTTTAACATACCGTTGATTTCTTTCAAATAATATGGAATATTTGAAAGATGTTTAGCCTCAAGAACTTTTTTGCAACTAGGCTGTAGTCTTCCAGCAGATATTAGATATTTAATCATATCTGTATTTTGTTTGCGGATATCCTCATCATTAAGGAATCTTTTTACAAACTCTACCTTGAATAAACTTTCATTGCTAAAGTTTACCGGATTACCTACTTTTGTGATAATATTATCACAGAATATTGTTGTAAGTTCTTCAAGATTTGGCTCCTTAGATGTTATTGTTTCTGCTTTTGATACTAATATCTTAGCTACATCAACATCTTCGAAATCAACAATTTTTAAACTGTCTGACTCTATTTTTATGTGTTGAGTTACAGCATTAGCAATGTCACGGATAGTTACATCTTTACGAGCATTACTTACATAATCGCCTTCAAATAAAATTACAATTGCTTTCATAATTATTGATTAATTATTTTTATTTCTATTTCATACTCATCTAATTCATTCTTAATATCATCAGTAGACATATTTGAATTAAGATCTAAGTATGGACATAGATGAATTTCTTCACTTGGTTTACTTCTAGCTAATCTTCTAGCTTCACTAAAAGGTATACCTAGTATTTTATTTAATGCTAAAATGTTAGCATACAAATGTCCAGTATGCAATATTATACTGGTAATTTGCCTTTTGGATTCCGATTTTTTTGTTTTCATTACATAAGCTTAAGTTTTAATTGTTAGTAAAATTGATGACGTCTGTATACAGCACTATATACAGAATAATTTACCGCAGTGCTACGGGTTCGCGACTAATACTATAAAACAATAGCGCTCTATTGTACATCTGTTATTAAAGAAATCACCTTCACACATATTACTATGTTAATTTAAACCCTCATATGTTTTAGGATTACTCCAGAGTACATACAGAAATAGCTGTCAAACTAAATCTTAGAACTCACCTGATTTTAACGTCCGCACGATCATAGATATGTTCCTACACCTTGGGCTCAATTGAATTATGTAGGCCTAATTCTTTTGACAAGACATATCTATTTACGCCCCACAGGCTTGTCATCTTCTGAAGACTAGTCTATTCTCACGAACTGACTAGTTATTAAGTCGAAATTTTTAAACCATTTCTATTATGCAAAATGCTTCAAAAAACTGTAATAAATTGTTGTTAATTATTACTCTCTAACGCCTTAGAGAATCACGAGGATTCTTCACAGAATCCATTGGGGTAATTATATCGCGTTGAATAACTGCGCCTTTTAATACATCTTTAAAATGCTCTTTGTTTGATTCATATATATAAACAATGTCGCTGTTCGACAATGATGTACCATGAGTCATAAGTATATCAATCAAAACAGCTTCAGGCATTGCTAAAAATATACTATCAATGCGCATTCCCTCTTTTACGTCTTCTCTAAATTTGAGAATTTCTTGTACCGTTGGTACATGTTCAACTGCTTTTGCAGTATCAATGCAAACTGATTCGTCTTCCGACGTAACAATCTTAGCAATAGGCTCATGACACAGAAACACTATTACTCCAGTAGCGATTGCTAATGCAATGACTACTAATATCGTCCAAAAGCATCCATTAGACGATTTTTTTACTACAGGATATTGATTATCTTCCATACTCAATCCTCCAGTTCATCTAGTAGTTCAGATACTACGGACGGAGTCTCGATGATATCGAACTTCTCACCGCATATTGATACTAAACTTCCGTTACTATTTCCACAGCAGTAATCTAATGATACCGATGTGAATGTTAACTCTTCTCCGTCCACTGTATGGACTGTAGCAGATCTTTTTTTTCCCATTTTGATAATGTTTTTAAAATTAATAATTATTTAATAGTATCACCTACAAAGTATACATTCATATATAAATAATCTGCAATATATGCTTTGTATTCATTTCCAGTAACAGGATTTACTAAACGTATTACATATGTATCTTCATCTTCTTGATATTTATCAGATACTACATAATGTTTAAACCTCATTTGCAAATCCACAAAACCATATGGATCTTTAGGCTCCCAGTTCTTTAGTATATAAATAATAACTACTATAGTTACCATTACTACTAATAACTTGCTTGTTGAATTAAGAATATTACTACTCCTTCTTATCATACTATTTGTTGATTTCCTTCCATAATTCAATTCCTTCATGTATTACTAGGAAAACAACAGCAATTGCTCCTATAAATAGAAGTAAATTGAAAAATGTTGTCATTAATATTTAATTTGTTAATACTGTTAAATAATTTAAATACATTAGCTTCACATGCAAACTAGGAAGGTTTTGTTTTTAACATGTTACTAGACTCTATCACCACGATGAGGTTGTATTTATTGATAGAGAAGACTACTACAATACCTTATTAGCACGGATTTTACATGTAGTAGTCGGAGGTTACGTGAGAGGTATTATATTATTATAATTTAATCAAGAATAAAGTAAGCGCATTATATTCGCTCTCATAATTTGCAGTTATGCGCAGCAATAACTATGCTATTCTCTTACTTTAAATGATACTTATTGTTCAGTTAGTATCAGACTGTCAAGCACCATTTCACACTTTCTCTTGGTTGAGGTTATTCTCCTTACTTGCTTGGATTAGTTACTACTAAGAGTTGCACACATAGCGAACCTAACTATGTCTCTACCACGTGGATTATTTAACTATTAAATATCAATAATTTATTGTGCATATAAATTAAGGATAAATAATAATTAATTACTTTGACTCTGCATTGTCCACCGACTTGTCACGGCCCTCATTGGTTGCATTAAAGTAATAATACATGTGAAATTACACTATCTTCACAGACCGTGTAATTGTTAGTTTAATTTTTCAGAAAATCTCTTGCATTTTACACCTAAAACTTATTATCAAATTATATTAGTTGTTATTCCTTTTCTTTTAAATAATAGTATATAATTATACATATTATGATTATTCCTCCTGCAAATTGTATCTGTGACCATTCCATATTAATGAAAGTTTCTATTTTAATTATGTGTTGTTATTGACAATAAAAAAGAAAGTCACTCCGAAGAGTGACAATCTTTTATTAAACCATAGCTCCTTGTGGTTGCTGAGGTTGTTGTACGAATGCTGGTTGCTGCTGAGCTACAGTTTGTGGTTGTACAGTAGCTTGTGCTGGTTGCTGAACTGTTGCGTCTCCCATTACATCATCCTGTGGTGCAATTACTGGCGCAGTTTGTGGTTGTACATACTCACAGTAATTACTGAACTGAGCTACACCTAATTCATTTACACTAAAACCTGGACGGTAAACTATTTCATTACCTAAGTCTTCGTCTCTACCAAATATGGTAAATACACGAATAGATGTGTAAATAACTGGTGCAGAACCGTCTGCATTCATAACTCTGTGACCTGCTGGATAAGCTGGTCTACCTTGTGGTGCTAATGCTGTTGGTTTACGTGCTGCAACTCCTACAAGATATTTCTTGTAAAAAGGTGCAGGTGCAATCCATTCAGCCCATGCTCCATTGAGATATGCTAACTCATCAGGTAATGGTTGGTCTGCTTGTGCAGTTCCTCCGTTCTGTTGAGATAACAATGGTTCATACATTCTGATGATTGCTTCATCAAACACTGGTGGTAATGAGCCAGCTGCTGCTGCCCATACACCTGCTGTTGGTATTAATGATGCAGTCATAAAACGACGTTTTCCGTCTGGATTAATAGTTGCGTCAATTGTACCGTCAGGTTTTTGTCCAACTTTCTTAATTTGAACATTCATTAATTTGTAACGTGCCATAATACATGTATTTTTAATTGGTGAATAATCGAAAAGCTATATATTGGTCTGAATGACTAAATAAAGGGCGAAGAAAAGGAAGGAAAAGAGTGATGATATGTATAGTACACCGCTAGGAACATGACCGAACCCCAATAACTACGCTCTCAATTCTCCATTATTCCTTCCTCTTCATGCGTCCCCAATTCTTGGTAGGTGTGCTTGACTTGCCCCTGTGCGCAGCTTTAAGCTAGCTTATACAAACTACACTATATATTCTATCTCAAGCTATAAAATACAATAAAAAGGGCAGCCGCTAAGGACTGCCCAAGACTAATTTACCACAAATACAAGAATCTTGCTATGCGGATGACTAGCCCACTGAAAGCTATACCTACTCCCCACCTCCATACTGTCAACCAAGCATGAAAGTCATATACTTCTCTTGCTACCATAATAACAGGAGTAATGCACATTACAAGAATGCCTAGGTTAATCAGTATAGTACCAGCATCTTTCAACTTCAACAGTTTTTCACTCTGTTTCATAGTTAATTGAATTAAATGTTAATAAATGTAAGAGTACGCAACAGCTTTTTACCGTTCAATCTAATCAAATGAGGATAGATAAGGGTAATAGGACTCGATGTTAATCTATCCTAAAACTTCATTTATTACCTACTAACATAAGTAGAACTTACCTATCCCCAATAGATGCTAACAGAGGCTGAAATGCCCCTGTTAGATAGATGGTGAGGATAAGTCCTCACCACAGATAGCATCAATTAATGCGTCTGTGAATTCGTCTTCAACATACTCCATAAGTAGCAAATTAAGAATACAAAATAAGCTCCAAAGAAAGCATATGCTAACCAAGGATACATACATAGTAATGCCATAATCGTAATTTTGATTTGATAAAACAATACGGGGACTTCCCCCAGTTTTTGGTAGGAGGGGATGACTTGGTGTACTACTCCTCACACGCACAACCCCTCCCTAAATTTTTATCCCCCAAAATTTTTTATAATATTTTTTGTTAAATAATGTTAAATTTCTGTAGTTAAATAGCTTTAAACATTGTTAATAAATGTTAAAGGAATGGGAACCAAACACATATAAGAGACGTTATAAGGGGAGTAAGAGGGGATAGTAGTACTTACTAGTTATTGTAATCTAAAGTAAGAGTATTAGTTTTAACTACTATTGTACCTTTACTTTAATAAACACATATGAATACAAAAGTAACTAGAAAACAAGTAGAAGAAGCTAGAAATTACTTATATAACATTAATACACAATTAGGTATGACACTATACGATCCAGAATTAGCAGAGATAATCAAGAATAGAGAAGTAGTAGAAATTCAAGGTAACAGATACCATATAGAGAGTTCTCCTCTAGGTACTTGTGATGGTTGTTGCTTTATGGGTAAACAATGCCCACAGAGAGCTGTAACATATTGTACTTCAAATGGAGGAAATATCATAGTAGAAGCAGAACCAAATAAGAAATAATACGTTATAGTTAGAAACTAAGTAAAAAGAATATGGAAGATAAAGTACTAGAAACAGTAGTTAATGGCATTAAGTGGGAAGTATTGAAGGATGTGTTGGTTAAACCACTGCCTGCAATTATGGTTACTAAGGAGTTTACAGAACAAGTACCTAATGGTAAAGTAGATGAAGATGGTTTCAATGAGTATGATACTAAGACTGAAACCAAGGAAGTAGAATCTGATTGGGCTACAGGTATTGTGTTACAGATTCCTTCACACTTAACAGATGTCAAATTTAAGGTTGGTGATACAGTTGCTTATAATAAGAAGTTTGCAATGTATTTTGATCTACTAAAAGATACACAATTAGTGAAACCTTACGACATTGTTGCCGTTAAGTAATATATCTAATTAAATTTTTCATAATCAAAAAGGTTCAACATAAATTTTAACCCGCTGAAAGGCACTGAGAGCTCGACTTAGGTCGGGCTTTCTTTTTATATATTAATTAATTGTTAACAAATGTTAAAAGCTATTAACAATTATTCACAACTAACGTTTTATAGGCATATGGAAAAATTAATAGTAATAGGTCTCTGCTTTTCCATAATATGGTTAGCCATATGGGGACTTAATGATAAAAATAGGAAATAATTATGAAATACACATTTAGAAAAGATTTCGGCTTTTTCAAAGCAAATGATACACTCACTTGGGATGGTGAGCTTAAAGCTTTTACTATGGATGTAAAAGAAGGTGATAGTTTCAGATCTGCAATGATTGACGGTAATACTGTTAAAGACATGTGTAACGAAGGTTTGCTGAAAGAGGATTCTGATCAGAAAGAAGATAAGATCAACAGCACCGTTGAGTTTATTGACAACTTACTTGACCAGTATGAGAAAGACTACAAAGAAGTAATGGACAAGTATAACGAAGGTAATATACAACCTTGTGTTAAAGTAGAAGCTGAAACAGTATACTATAATCTTACTAAAGTATTAAATAAAGTTAGAGAAGAATTGACAAATGAATAAATTGGTTAAGGCTGTACCTAAGACCGATTTATTAAAGGAATTTCTGAAAAGCCTGAATGGCATACTTAATCTAACAGACAGAGAATTGGAGTTGTTAACAACTTTCGTAGAGTTAGATGTTAACACTCCAAAACTCCCTAATATTCACAAGAATGTTATATCTACAGAAAATAGAAAGTATATTAAACGTACTTTAGGTATTACTCCTGATAATCTAAGTAGATACATTGCTAAGTTTAAAGCTTAGGGGATATTACAGAGGGGAAAAGCCGAAGATGAAGTATTTGTGAATAAGGCTCTAATTCCAGAGATAATAGGCGATAGAGTACAAATCACAATAATACTAAAATTAAAGAAAGATGAAGATGAGATCACTAATGCTTGATGCAGGTTCTATTATACTTTGGAAAGAGTATAATATACTACACAAGCTATGGAACAAGTTGAGAAGGAAAGAACTGCCTTTTAACCGTTTTACTATAGTAGGGCAGAAGACAGAACTTCTTACTTCAGATAAGCTTGAAAACGTAATGGTATATGAACCCATCAGGAAGTACAATAAATTAGAAAGTAACAAACTTACGACTATTACTTTTGGATTAGGTTCCTCAAAACAATGGGATGAAGTAGTTACTATAATTAACCTAGTACGACCTAATACGCTGCTTACAACAAGCAGTATTGATAAGTGTAAGTACTATAAGAAGGTACAATGGAATGAGAAATTAGACGAGTATATATACTAAACTTAGTAATAAATACAATATACCGTATCAAGTAATAGAAGTAATATGCAACAGCCCATTTAAATTTGCTAACAAAGCCATAACAGAATTTGATCCTAAACCGGTTATGATGGCTTACTTGGGTAAATTTAAAGTAAAGAAGAGATATGAAGAAGATGCCAAAAGTAGATAGATACGATCCAATAGTATACCCTCGTAAATTATGGGTAACTGGAGACGTTATTGGACTAAATAAGATCTTTACATTCAATAAGTTAGATGATACTAAACAAGAATGTACATCTGCTTATAGTGAACTAGTTGAAGAATATAACACTACTAAAGATGGATGGCTTACTTGTCCTGTAACACATAAAGCAACTGGTGAATACGGAGCCTTAGTAATAATAATGGATGCCAGTTTAGAAAAAGGTAGTGAGGCTCATGAAGCAGTCCATGTAGCTGACTATATATTTGATGAACTAGGGATGTATACACAGTCGTTTGTAAATCACAATGAACAATACGCATACTTAGTAGGTTGGGCAGCGGGGTGCATAAGTAAAACATTAGTAAATATAAAAAGAGAATATGACACACGAAGAGAGTCTGATGATGTGGAAGCTTGAAATGGAGAATTTCAATAAGAATATTGAAATGGCTTCCAAAGACATGAAAAAAATGTATAAAATCCTTGATACAGTAATTACTGAAGGTATTATTACTTATGAAGATTTTACCAATGATATGATTGACGAACTTACTACACTAATGGTAGAAGAAGGAAAAGCTGGTAAGGATCCTAAAGATAGATCTACAGAAGTTGATATCATATGTAAACGTTTAGCTGAAAAGTATGAAACCAAATATAACGAAAGAGAGTCTGGAACAGGAACTACAGAATTATCAACAGATAATACAGAAGTATCAGACACTGAAGAACTACACGAATCCGAATGTGTCTCTGAGGAGTGCAATGGCGATAGTAGCGAGATTGCGTAAAGAAAGATTAACAGGTTATAGAATTGATTAATTATGGTAAAGTTTTGTGCAAGAGTAAATGATAGAGATATCTATAGAGTAGATTTCGAGAAAGAAGAATTTGAACCAATAGGTTACTGTAGTGACATTGATTATCGTTATCTTATACCAGAAGATGGCATCTTAGAAATAACTGATAAAGATGGCAATAAGAAGACTATTGAAGTAAAAAAGCATGATGTGCTATTTAAGATGTACAGTATTACTGATAGTTTTGAAGATAAAGAATATATAGTAATAAATAATCCAGAATTGAAGGACTATTATCGTAGAATGACTGAGAAATTAGAGGCTGATAAAAAAGCAAGAGAAGCAGTGTCTGGTGAGAAAGTTTGTTGTGATTGTGGATCAATTGGAGAAAAGTGATGGAAAAGATTTTAATTAAAAGAGGTCGTATCGTAGTATACGATACTGATACTAACAGCATAGGATATTGTAGCCCAACATATGTATATTGTAATGAAATGTACTCTCCACAAAAGAGTGGACAAGTAATCACGGAAACTTAGTTGATTGATGTTAATGCTGGAGATATCGTCATTCCAATATATTATTTCTCTAAGAAAGAGAATAAGGAAATGACTGAAGTAATAGTCATTACAGACAAAGTTGCTGCTTATGATCTGAATAAAGCTTTAGAGAAAATGAAGTATCACAAAGAATATAAAGAAGAAAAGAATGAATCTTGTTGATATAGTAGGCGGTAAAGTAGTAATTCATCCTGACTTATACTTTGTACCAGCATTTAAAAAGTTATACGAACAAGATACTTCAGAAGATAAGATTCATCAAGAGCTTGTTATTACTTATATAGTACTTATGCACAAGTGGAGTAGCCCATATAAGAAGAGCATGGATGCTTCTACTAGGGAAATAAGGTTAAAAGAGCAAGTATTCAACGATGTAAATTATCAGCTTACTGAAGATGAAAAGATAGCTGAACAAGAATACATAGACTGGCAAAATACTAGGATACTTAAGATGCTAGACGCTCAAATGAACAAACTAGACTCTGTTACAAAGTGGTATGAAGATTCACTAGATGATTGTTTGGACGAGAAAAAGATTAAAGATTTGCTAGCTGGAATGGGATCTACTGCCAATACTATTAAGAGTATAGAGGCTTTAAAATCTATGGTTCAAGCTGAAGAATTAGCAATGGGTAAAGTAAAAGGCGACGCCAAGGTTAATCCTTATGAGTTGGCAGGATAATACAGTAAAAAACAACATAAAATAAACAACACGTTATAGGTGTTATAAAACTAAACTAATATGAAAAAGCAGATGATTATTTCGATTGATGCAACACAAGGTGCAGAGAAATTCTGGGCTGATATCTATGAAGCTCATGAAGCTATAATGAAGGCGAAAAAGCCTTCATTGTGGCAAAGAATTAAATCTTGGTTCTGATACAAGACGTCCAACGGGGATGGACAATAAGTATTCCCCGGCACATTTCGGCGTATGATGTACGATTGCATGGACGGTCTCTAAAACCGTGTGGCCTCTGAAGCCGACCGGGTGGGTTTGACTCCTACTACGCCGACCAATTAAAAATTAAAGAAGTATGATAAAACCAGAAGAATTAGCCCTTATTAAGGGTTACACTGTCACAAAAGATGGAATTCTTTTAAACAGAAATGGAGTACAAGTAAAAGGTAGGATAAAAGATCGTAAGAGAGATTACTACAATTTCGATATAAGAATAGGACCTAGAAGAGAAAATAAGAAGGTACATTGTATGATTCACAGGTTACAAGCATATCAAAAGTTTGGTGATAAAATTTATGAAGATGGAATAGTAGTAAGACACTTGAATGGAGATAGATATGATAATTCTTACGATAATATAGGAATAGGAACTATTAAAGACAATAAACACGATATTCCAAAAGAACTGATATCTATTAATTGTGGTCAAATACGTAGAAAATACTCTGCAGATATAGTAGAAAATATAAGAAAAGATAGAGAATCTGGTTTTACATATACTCAATTAATGAATAAATATAATATATCCAGTAAAGGAACTATACATTATATTATATATAAAGAAGATACTCTATATAAAAGATATCCTAAAAGATACAGATTAAGTAATTCACAAGATGGTAGACTTCAATAAATAGATAAAAAACAGCAATAAGTTTAGACAGCCGGCTCTGAGATTTCTCGAAGTCGGCTCTTATTGTTAGTACCCAGAAGGTACATCAGAGTACTTTAAATACTGGGACGAATAGATGGACAGATGTAAATATGGTTATACAGCTGATGATGGAGATTTCATCAGTGGGTATAACTATTTTTATTTAAACTTCTGTCCCATTCAAAGAATTATCTATACTACTATAAACAATCCAGATGGATCTACTAAGATAAAAAAGACACGTGATCTATAGTTTCCAGATTTCTACGATTACGACTATTACTTCTTTCAAGCGGTAGAAGATGCTGAAGGAGAAGGCAAACATTTATGTGCATTGAAGAGTAGACGTAAAGGTTATTCTTATAAGAATGCAGCCATGGCTTGTCGTAACTATTACTTATTTGCTGGTAGTAAAACATACATATATGCTAGTAATAAACAGTATTTAACAGAAGACGGTATTCTTACTAAAGCATGGGACTATATGGACTTTATAGATAAGAATACAGCTTGGGGTAAGAAAAGATCTGTTAATACTTAGATGCGTAAACGTGCTGGATTCTTTACTAAAGATGAGTATGGTAATGAGATAGAATTAGGTTTCAAGTCAGAAATAATTGGTGTTACTCTAAAAGATAATCCTGACGTAGTTCGTGGTAAAGCTGGTAAATTAATTATCTTTGAAGAAGCTGGTTCATTCTCAGAACTAGGTGCTGCATGGCAGATTGCTAGACCGTCTGTAGAGCAAGATGGCATGGCATTCGGTACTATGATTGCATTCGGTACAGGTGGTGACGAAGATAGCCATTTTGAGACTCTTAAAGATATGTTCTATAATCCAGATGGTTATAACTGTATAGGATTTGATAACATATGGGATGAAACTCCATCAGATAAAAAGTGTGGATTCTTTATACCTCAGTATACTAACATGGACTTCCGTGATGATGCTGGTAACAGAATATACATGGACAATGATGGAAATACGTTACGTAGAAAGTCTGTAGAGTATATATTAGCTGAGCGTAGAAAAGTAATAGAAAATGCTACTAACTCTGTAGCAGTAGATAGATACGTTGCAGAACACTGTATAACGCCCTAGGAAGCGTGTTTGGAGTTTGGTGGTAACATATTCCCTAAAAAGGAATTACAAGAGCAATTAGCCAAAATACGTATCAATAAGAGCCTTAGTAATATGAAACAAGTAGGTGATCTAGTATGGGAAACAGATGGGTCACTTAAATGGGTTATTAAGAAACACGGTGATATTACGCATTATCCTTTGAAAAAAGACGATGATCCTACAGGTTCAATAGTAATATGGGAACACCCAATGAAAGATGCTCCTATAGGACTATACATATTAGGAGTTGACCCGTATGACCATGATTAGTCTGGTACTAACTCATTAGGATCTACATTCGTATATAAGCGATTCTAGGACTTTGAGAACTATTATGATATAATTGTTGCTGAATATACTGGACGTCCATCAACAGCTGAAGAATACTATGAAAACCTACGTAAGCTAGCAGTATACTATAATGGTAGGATAATGTATGAAAATGAGCGTAAAGGCTTATTTCCTTACTTTACTGCTAAGCATTGTGATTATCTATTGGCTGATCAACCTGATATTATATCTGATATAGTAGGTAATACTAAAGTATAGAGAAAGAAGGGTTGTCATATGAATAAACAGATTAAGCAATGGGGTGAAGGCTTAATCAAAGATTGGCTAAACGAAGAACAAGCACCTGGTAAGAAGAACCTACATAACATACTATCAGAGCCGCTATTAGAAGAACTTATAAGCTATAATGACACTGGAAACTTCGATAGGGTCATGGCGTTGATGCAAGTAATGATTTATAGAGAACAGCTCTATAATGTAAAGGTTAAAGAGAAGAAAAAAGAGAATAAGAATAGGATACTATTTGAAGGTCCTATCTTTACTCAAGAATGGTTTCATGACGATGAATCCATTGATAATCTAAAAGCATATATGTTTTAATTATGAGAAATATCAATCAGTTTCCAATATAGAAATTACCATCTTCTAAGAAGACACAAGACTGGAAAGAATCTTGTGTAGACTATATTATAGGTAGAAGTATGGGAGGTTCTAGAAATGGCAATAACAGAACTCGCAAAGAGGAAATGTAGACATACTATGATCTTTATAATAGTATATACAATGAGAAAGATCTAAAGTATGTTACTAATCCATTTAAGCAATAGGATGGATTTCCTGCAATGGCATAGGACTATAATATAGTTAAGCCTAAGATTGACCTACTATTAGGAGAAGAAACAAAAAGACCGTTTAACTTCAAAGTAGTACGTACTAGTGAGATAGCTACTAGTGAGATGTAGGATAAGGCTAAAGAACTCCTTATTCAGTACATACAAGCTACTATCATGAGTAAGCTAGGTCCAGAAGAACAAGCTAGATATCAGCAAGCATTGCAGTCTGGTGAGATTATGCCTCCTGAATAGATACAGAAATACATGAGTAAAGACTATAAGGATATAGCAGAGATAACTGCATACCATAGTTTGAATTATTTAAAGAATAAACTTAATATTACACATGAGTTCTATAAAGGCTGGAAGGATGCACTAATAGGCGGGGAGGAGATCTATTACGTAGGTATACAGAATGGTAATCCCTGCCTAGAGCGCATTAATCCTATTTACTTTGATTACGATACAGATACTTCAGACTTAGAGTATATCCATGACGCTCAATGGTGCGTATATGAGATGAAATTATCTGCTACTGATATATATGACAGGTATTATGATAAACTGTCTGAGAAGCAGCTAAATCAGCTCCTAGACATGATGGATGATACGTCTAAAGGAGGGTTCAATCCTGAAGTAAGAAAGACATCGTTAGACTACCCACATATAAAGACTCATAGTATTAATGGGTTTACATCTAACCCGTTTGATAGTACTAATGCAATTAGTGTATGGCATTGTTGTTGGTAGTCATTTAGAAAGATAGCATTTGTTACTATTGCAGACCCTGAAACAGGAGAACCGGTAGAATATATTGTAGATGAATCATACAATGAGACAGGTACTGAAATAAGTGTAGAATGGAAATGGATCATTGAGACATGGGAAGGATATAGAGCAGGAGATGATCTTTACTTTGGTATGGGTCCTATTGAGTACCAACATGTATCTGCCGATAATCCTAATGCATAGAGATTACCGTATACTGGAGTAATATACAATAATACTAATAGTAGACCTAGATCATTAGTAAGCATGATGAAACCATTACAGTACATGTATATTGTACTTTGGTATCGTCTAGAACTTGCTATGTCAAGAGATAAGGGTAAAGTAGTAAATATGGATATTACTTAGATTCCTAAGTCTATGAATATAGACGTAGCTAAGTGGATGCATTACTTATCTGCACTTGGGGTTAACTTTATCAACCCATATGAAGAAGGTTGGGATATACCTGGTAGAGAAGGAGGTAAACCGTCATAGTTCAATCAGATCACAGCATTAGATCTTACTATGGCTAATACTATTGATCAGTATATAGCATTGATGGATAAGATAGAAGCCATGTTGTCAGAGATAACTGGTGTATCTAAACAACGTGAAGGTTCTATTTCATCTAATGAATTAGTAGGTAATGTAGAAAGATCTGTAGTACAATCAGCTCATATTACAGAGCCATGGTTTTGGGTTCATAACCAAGTAAAGAGAGAGTGTTTGATCATGCTATTAAATACAGCTAAGTATGCTTGGAAGGATAGTAAAACGAGTTTACAATATGTATTTGATGATGCTACTAGAGCATTTATAACTCTTAATGATGATATGTTCTATGAAGATTTCGATATATTTGTAGAAGATACTACTAAGAATCAACAATAGATAGAAGCACTTAAGAACCTTATGCAACCTGCTATGCAGAATGGTGCTAGTCTATTAGATATTGCTGAAATCATTACTCTGGACAATGTTACTATGATCAAAAATAGATTAGAGGAAATTGAACAGAAACGTATGGAACAACAGCAAGCTATGGAACAAGCACAAGCTGAACGTGAACAGTAGATGTTACAAATGCAGAATGAGGTTAAGGAAGAAGAGTTAATGATCAAAGAAGCAGAAATGGATCTTAAGAAATATGAGATTGATCAGAATAATGCAACTAAGATTACAGTAGCTCAACTTAATGCTTATAGAGGTTTGGAAGATCAAGATCAGAATGATAATGGTATTCCAGATACTATGGAAATAGCAGCACAAGCACTTGAAGAGAGAAAGCAAGCATCAGAAGAAGCTTCTAAACAGTTTGAGTTCAATGCTAAAATGCGTGAACAACAATTGAAGAAGGAGATAGAGGATAAGAAGATTGAACTTGAAAAACAGAAATTGCAAGCTCAAAAAGATATCCAAAAACAAAAAGATGATGCGGCTCTTGAAAGAGAAAGAATTAAAGCTAGAACAGCATTAAAGAATAAAGTAGCGGGAGAGAAATAATATGAGAGTAATACAGAATAAATGGATACCTTTTAAGGGTTATAAATATATAAATCTATTTGGCTTAATATTTACTAGAGATGCATCTAAAATAAATGCTAAAGAATATAATCACGAGAAGATTCATTTGAAGTAGATGCAAGAGATGCTATGGTTACCATTTTACTTATGGTATGGAATAGAGTACTGTATTATTAGACTACTTAGATTCTTTGACAAGCAAGATGTAGTATATCACGATGTTAGCTTTGAAGAGGAAGCTCACAATAATGATGATAACTACACTTACCCTGAGACTAGGAAACATTATTCTTGGTTGAAGTACTGTAAAATTAAAAGTTATAAGGAGGATTAATTATGGGATGCAAGAAAGGCGGAAAGAAACCTGTAAAGAAATAAGGTTATGGACAGACAAGCATTTAGAAATAGGATGCAATAGTTGAAGTAGTACCGGGAGTAGAATCCCGGTAAGACTTATCTTGACTTTAAAAAGTATGCTGAAGGAGGAGAGATACCACCTAACAACAAACCTATAATTCCTGAAGAGCCTCAACCATATAAAGGTAAATTATATAAAGATAGATATGGGCGTAAGTATACTGAAGATCAGTTGGCTGATTATTATAACAATAGTAGTGATGAGATTGATAGATTCACTGGGAAACCATTCATTAGAGGATTAAGGCCAGTAGGAGATATAGAAGACGCTGCGAACGTAACACCTGTGGGAGACGCTATATCTGTATATGATACTTATAAAGCTTTAAGGAACAAAGACTGGGGAAATGCAGGATTAGCAGCTTTGGGTCTAGTCCCTTTTGTGCCTAGTTTTGGAGGAGTTGCTGTTAGATCTTCTAAGAAAATCAGTAAACCTAAGAGTACTTATATTCCTAAAGTGGACCCTAACTATAAATAGAATGTTATAGATAAGGCTCTACATGAGCAGAAAAGTTATTCAGACATGCCATTAAGTCTAGTTGAAGAGATAAATGATCAACGTAATAGAACATACGATTTAATGCAGGAACCGTATGCTAGAGAAAGAGCAAAGGCTGTGGATCATCAGTATGGTACAGATTATCTGAAGGTGTATGATAGTATGTTAGAGAAATATGTTGATATTGATGAATACTTCCAACTTCCAGAACCGAAATACAAGAAGATGGAAAGACCTACTATTGGAGCACAAGTTACTCCTTCAGAAGGAAATACTATGTATTTCAATAGAGACATGATCAAAACACCAGAAGATATTCCTAATAGTGTAGTGCTTCATGAAATGGGTCACTTGGTAGACGGTGCAGCTGGCATGAATAATGAGTTCTTAAGAAAACTTGGAGACAAGAGCAAATTCATCCCATTCAATCAGGCTAAGACTATGTATCCTAATATGACCAGGGATATGTACAATAACATATTACAGGGTACTGAAATCAAGAGCTACATGAATTAGTTTAGGAATTACTTGAATCAGAAAGGTAAACTAAATAGAGGAAACTATACAGGTAGTTATAAGAATTTGAAGAAGGAAATAATTGATGCTCCTAGAGAAAGCTTCAATAATATCAAAGCAATCTTCAATCTTTATAGAAGTCCTAAGTTATTCAACAAGGACTTTCAGATGATACCTATAGTAAATAATAACGATAATAACACTATAGTATAATGGATAATTCATATCAAATAGATATGGCGCTGATAATGCCAGAATATCCAATTCCTAAGTATAAGGATGGTGGCATACATATCAAGAAAGAGAATAGAGGTAAGTTTAATGCCTTAAAGAAACGTACTGGCAAAAGTACTGAAGAACTTACACATAGCAAAAACCCATTGACTCGTAAGAGAGCTATCTTTGCTTAGAATGCTAAGAAGTGGAAACATAAAGGAAGAAAGAAAAAATAAATCTAATTATATATAATTATGGAAGAAATTACATTAAACGGTTTTGAAGTATTTGAAGACTTCCTGCCAGGAGCTAATGTACCAAAAAAAGAAACACAGCAGACTGAACAGGAAGAAGAAGTTATTAATCCGGATATAGATGCTGCTGGAGAAGAATTGACTGACGAGGAACTTGAAGCATTACGTAATCCTAAAAAAGACAAAGAAGATGATAATTCGACTAAAGAGGATGAAAAGGAGGACACGCCTGCTAAAAAGAAGACCGGGAAGGATAAAGAAGTTGAAAAAGATGATAATTCAACTGGAGAAGACGAGGGAAGTACAGAAACTGAAGAAACTGATGATGACACTAATGCAGTGAGCGCATTCTTCGGAGTAATGGCAGAGAAAATGGGCTGGGAACTAGATGAAGAAGATGAAGTTCCTTCTACTCCTGAAGAGCTTGTTGACTATTTTCAATCAGTAATCGAAGAGAACTCAGTACCTCAGTATGCCAGTGAGGAAGTAGAAGCATTGGACAACTTTGTTAAGAATGGTGGCAATCTGAGAGATTACTTTGAGATTGACGGAGAATTAGATCTTGAAGAGATTAGTATTGAGGACGATGAAGTAAACCAGAAACTTGTAGTAAAAGAATTCTTGAAAGAGAAAGGATTTAATGCTAAACAGATTGAAAAGAAATTGTCCAAATATGAAGATGCTGGTTTGCTTGAAGATGAGGCTGAAGATGCTTTAGAAGCCCTCAAAGAGATTAAAGAGCAAAAGAAACAACAGCTATTGAAAGACCAAGAAAACCAAGCTAAGGCTGCTGCAAAGCGTCAACAGGAATACTTTAATAGCGTTGTCAACGAAATAAAAGGCATGGATGATATTCGCGGTATTAAGATACCAGAAAAAGACAAGAAAGCCTTGTTAGAATATATCTTTAAGCCTGACGCCGAGGGTAAGACACAGTATTAGAAAGACTGGTCTAAGAGCGTAAAGAATTTGCTTGAATCCGCTTACTTCACTATGAAAGGTGATACTTTACTGAAAGCAGCTAAGAATGAAGGTTCTAATACTGCTATCAATAAGTTTAAGAGTAGTCTGAATAAGACTGGTGTAAGTAGGAGAACAAAGAAAACGGACAACACTAGCACTACAGATATGTGGAAGTCTTTTGCGCAACAGTTGCGTACAAATTAATAATAAACTAAATAAATTAAAATTACTAGTATTTTATGGATAATAATATTCTAAATAACTTAGTTTTATACAAAGGTAAATGGTTTTCAGACTTGATTGACACTGCCAAAATCAGTGCAGCTTCGCAATAGAACCCGTATCAGGTTGCTACCGTATTGTCTTATGTATTTGGAACTAAGGATAGCGGTTACAACACTTCCCTGGATATGTTGACAGGTGGTCTTGGTAACGTAATGACTATTGACCAACCGAGCTGGGAATGGAACGTAATGATTGATGCTGACAGAGCAGTAACTATTAGAGATGCAAGATGGAATGGTGCAGCTATTACTTCAGATTCTACACCAGGTCTGGGAAATACTCCTATCCAATTGTGGCTTGAAGATAACTGGTTCGGTCCTACTGCAATCTTGGAATTTGATGATAAAGAATACCAAGTACGTGTAGCAGGTGCTCCTTACCAAGATGGTAATCTTTGGGTGTACACTTGTTTCGTAGCTGATGGTCAGCCGTCATCTTATATCCCTGCAGATCTGTTGACTCCGGGTTGTCAAGTATCTCGTCTTGCTTCTGCTGTAGAAGAATACAGTGAAGAAGGTGATATCCTGAACTATAGTACTCATTTTAAAATGCGTAATTATCTGACGACAATTCGTATTAACTATGATATTACTGGTTCAGCTTATTCTACTGTAATGGCAATTGCATTGCAGGATCCGAAAACAGGTAAGAAATCTTATCTGTGGGCAGATTATCAGGAATGGAAAGCCATGAGAGAATGGTATAAGAGATGTGAAAGAATGTTGGTTTACATGAAAAATAATGTAAACAAAGATGGTTCTTGTAACTTGAAAGGTACTAACGGTCGTCCGGTATTTATCGGTGCTGGTTTGCTGGAACAGATTGCTCCATCTAACAGACGTTATTACACTGAATTGACTGCAGAACTGTTGGAAGATTTCTTGTTCGACCTGTCTTACAATGTACTTGGTACTAACGAACGTAAGTTTGTTGCCTTGACTGGTGAAATGGGTATGAGAGAATTCGACAGAATCCTTAAAGAAAAAGTTGTTAACATGAACTTGATTGATACAGTATTTGTAACAGGTTCTGGTGATAACCTTACTTTTGGTGGTCAGTTCAAAACATTCAAGATGACTAATGGCATTGAACTCACATTGAAATACTTCCCATTGTATGATGATCTGATGTACAACCGTAAACTGCATCCGGTTACTAAGAAACCGTTGGAATCATATCGTATGACATTCCTTGATCTTGGTAGACGTGATGGTGAAGCTAACATCGTAAAAGTAGTTCGTAAAGATCGTGAATTCGTTACTTGGACTACTGGTGGTGCTGTTCTTCCGTCAGGTTATGGTAAATCAATCAATACTCTGAGATCTAATGGTAAGGACGGTTATACCGTTTACTTCCTGGGCGAAATGGGTATCATGTTGAGAGACCCAAGAGCTTGTGGTGAACTTATCATGGAAGCAGAGTAATTTACACTCTGGAATCCAAAATAAAGGGGCCTTCGGGCCCCACCTAACTAGATAATCTAATATTTGATATTATGGAAGTAATCGTTAGAATCATTAAAACAAATCCTTGGACCGGGATTACTAAATGGCCCACATGTTTTGATTATGTTGGATCTTATTGGACAAGATCAGGTAATCGTTATACAGGTCTTACTGAAGAACAAGCAAGACGTCTAGAAAAAGAAATTGGTTATCAGGAAGGAGAACTCTCTCCAAATAGTAATTATTGGAAAACATTTGCATGTCAGATTGGTAAAAAAGATTTGATCTTGCACACAGAAAATCCTTACGATGAACTGCAATATTTGTTCCTTAAAAGTCATAAAAGAGTAGCTAATGGTCTTAATAACATTAAACCATCTAGTGACTATGTAATGATTAATAAGGATAGTGAAGCTGAAGAAGCTAACAAGATCAATAAAGTTAAACGTGATGCATATAGAGAGATGGATAAGATGTCTATTGAAGATATGCGTAAGTGTTTGAGACTGTATGGTATTAAATCTGATACTATGTCTAATGAGCTTATTGAAGCTAAGATGACTGAACAGATCGAAAACTCACCTAAGAACTTTATGATGAAATGGGTTGAAAACCCTAATAAAGAAATTCACTTCGTAATCGAAGAAGCTATCTCTAAAAACATTATTAGAAAGAATAGAGCTAACTATTATTTTGGAACAGACTTGATTGGTAATGGTCTTGATGATGTAGTTGCTTATTTGAAAGATAAAAAGAATAATGATATTAAGATGGCAATTCTTAATGAAATTAAGTCTAAATAATGAATAATCGTACTGCACATATTTAGTTTAAAGTTATCCTTGATAAGAATGCTTAGGGGGTTGCCTTCGGTGGTGCTCCCGCATTTTTACCATAGGAAATAGACTTATTTCTTAACCAAGGATAGGATGAGATCATAAGTAATAAGATTAGTGGTAACAATGTACTTAAAGTAGGATTTGAAGGTTCTCAATAGAGAATATCAGAACTAGATGCATTAGTACGTACAGATAAGAATGTAACTGCTAATAGAAGAGAATTCAACGAATTCGTATTAGATAATGTGCACAAGGACGGAGAAAGACTTACTATATGGAGTGTAATGCTGAAGTATGGTGATTATCCTACTAACTGTTTACTAGTAGATCATAATACAGCTGGATTATTTAAGTAGACATATAATAATACTCCATGGGTAGAATACCCAGTATCTGCAATAGAGGATAATCAACTGTTAATATATGTTGATCCTATATTGATGGAAGATGAGTTATATAGACCTACAGATAATAAATATGCTGTTGATATTACTTATATAAAGAAGCCTACTCCTTTTGATTATACTAAGCCAGACGAAGAGCTAGATTTACCTAATGATGTAATGACTGAAGTAATAAACAGAGCTGTAGTACTGGCATTAGAGAATATAGAATCACAAAGAACTGCTGGAAAGTTATAGTTAAACCAATTATCTGAATAATTATGCGTGAGAGAGATTTTCAAATACAGTTTGAAAGATAGTTGTAGACTTTAATACCTGGGTATAATACTACTACTAAACTTAATTCAGATACTATCTTTTCATATATAAATCGTGCTAAAGATGAGTATGTGAAATAGTTGTATAGAGTATTTCAGCAGAATCAAGAGATAACTGATAAATTACGTACATTGGTAGATAAGACTATCTATACTAAATCTGACTTTATGGTAGAGGATAATAGATGGTCAACTAGCTATCCAAATAACTATTTGTTTGCACTAGGTGAAGAAACATTTATTGATATTTATTCTAATGCTTGCCCATTGTTAGTAGTTAGAACCAGGGACGTATTAGAAGCTACCATAGAAACAGTAGACAGAATTCTAGAAAATAGTTTGTCAGAATACCACCTCCACCACAATCAAGCCAGACCTGTTCGCCTATATACGGAGAACAAGATAGTCTTGATTACTGATGGAAATTACGGTATTACTAAGTATATACTTACTTACTTAAGAAATGCAAAAGATTTAGGTAAGGATCTAGTGAAAGAATATACAGAGTTACCAGAAGTAACTCACCAAGAAATTGTTGATGCGGCAGTTAGACTATATCTGTCAGAAGCGGCTTCAACTAAATAGTCAGATAAATCTGACGAATAATAAACGCGTTCATGGGCGTGGAAATCTGAAATAAGGAAAGTAGTACATGAACAAAAAAGTTTACATGAGCGCACATTGTTAAACTAAATAAAATATATAATTATGCTTCAACATGTGGATTATATCCTAATTGGTAAAAATCTGCCGGCATCATATACAACTGCTGATGCTTTGAGTGCAGGCGACGTTGCTTTGTTCGACCAGAATAGAGCTATCATTAAGACTGCTGCTGATGCAGTTAATGCTACTTCTCTTTACGTAGGAGTTGCTCAAAATAAGATTAATGTAACTATGCCAGATGGTACAGTTGCTCAGAAAGCTAATATTAAATTCGGTAATGAAATCCAAAAAGCTTCTAAACCGAGTGCAGTTATTGGTGAATATGTAGCACCTGTTCAGGACAAAATTGTTATTACTTTGACTGACGCTACTATCGTTGCTGGTCATAGATATGTTCTGAGAATGGTTTACAAAGATATCTATGAAGCTCCAGGTCAGTTTACTCATACTTATGAAGTATATGCTGATTCTGATGATGCTGAAGCTTTGGCAGCTGCTATTGTTAAGAAGATTAACAAACACAAAAATCGTAGAATCCAAGCTCAGGCTTCTGCTGCTGTTATTACTTTGACAGCTATGGAAAAAGACGATAATGAAGGAGTTTACTCATTGAGTGAATACTCTGTAGTTAGCATGGAAGCTACCTTGTATACTACTGTTCCTGGTGCATTGCTGGCTAATCAGCCTACTGCAATCCCTGGTGCTACTATCGTTAAGACTCCTGGTAATCCTGGTAAAGGTTACTGGAAACAAGTACGTGACGCTGAAGTACGTTTCATGGGATACCAAGGTCATGTATTTACTGGAGCTTATCCTGAAGTAGAACAGGCTAGAATGGTAGAAGAAGGTGCAACTTACGACTATATTACTATCGAAAACGATAACCTGTATTTGAGTAATGATAATCAATATATCAAAACTACTCCGCTTACTACTGAACTGTATGTTAAGCATTCAAGTGGTTTTGCTAGTTCTATCGTTGCTAAAGGTATCGAAGCATTTATCGCAGGTAAAGCAGCCTAATAATAAATTACTGTAATAACTAAGTGGGGCGGGTTGGATTATTCCTTCCCACTCCACTTTTTTTATTTTTATAATATGAATAAAATAGTTGATGCAAATATAAAGGATAACATACTGAAGTTTAATATTATAGCAGATGTATCCATTACCAATAGTTCACAAGTAATAGTATACATAAATGAATGCAGTAATATTAAGAACCTGTATAGCGATGATCCTAAGCTGCAGGATTATGTATTTGATTCTACGAATAGTGCCATATCTGTAACTCCAATTGTTAGAGAAGGTGAACCAGAACTAATTACTACTGTATATGCTTATGAAGTATCTATTACTTCTGATATAATTAGTAGTTTTGATTCTAACATGAAGTATATCAAATTATACTGCACTACAGAGAATTATGTTAACGATTACATAGATGGCATAATCTACGATCCTAATACGTTATATGAAGCAGAGATAAAGATGTTACATGGTTATTGTAACACTTGCTTAGATGATAAGCAAATGCAGAAGGTAATGATATTAGTCTTTAAAAGACAGCTTTTAGAATAGGCTATTGCTACTTCTCATAATAAAGAAGCTATGCAATATTATTTAGATTTGGTGCGCTTAATGGGCGTTAATGTTAATAAAAAATGTGATAATAATGGATGCTAGGAATGTAAAGTGTGCTTTAACGGGATGTGTTCCCTGTAATAAAAACTGCATCCAACCTCTTAATCAATTCTTCTATGTAACTGTAGATTACAAAGGTAATTTAGTAATAATATCTGACTATGTTAAATATCCTGAAGTAGAAGTGGACCCAGCTGATCAATAGATTACGTTCTATGATAAAGAGGTTACGGATTTCAATAAACCTGATACTAAACTGTTTTACAATGGAATACACAAAATTACTTGGTAAAGTAACCTTAACAACAGATGGTCTACACGATAGTGCTAGAACATATGATAGACTATGCTTAGTATATGACTCTGCATATAGATCTTTCATATCCATTAAAGATGTACCAGCTAACATTAGTATTGACAATAAGACCTATTGGCAACCATTAAGCATAATTACAGCTGATAATGAGGATTTAATGGTAGATGAGAATCTACGTATTAAATTTGCAAATAAAGAGTATAACCCTACACAAAATAGTGGTATGGGTTATATTATACTACGCAAGAGAAAAGACAATATAATCACATAGGAAGACTTCAATTAGGCTAATACATTATATGTAATAGAGTATGATTTCTATTTAGGTGATGATACTATTACTATGCCAGAAGGATGTGCACTATACTTTAAAGGAGGTACTTTAAATGCAGGTACTATAGTAGGTACAGATACTATGGCATATGGTACTATAAGTAATAAAGGAGATGCTACATTTGATGGTACTTGGTAGGAATCAGGTACAGGAAGTGGAGGAGATCTTAGTGATTTAGAAGAAAGAGTAAAGAGATTGGAAGAAGCTATGTTCCCATATAAATTTACAGTTAGTGGAGGTGGAGTATATAAGAAAGGCACTACTTCTTCAGTTACTGTTAGATGGTCATTTGTACAAGGTACTACGACTGCTACACCTGATACATTAACTATTAATGGAGAGTCTGTAGCTCCTTCATAGACTAGTAAGACATACCTAGATGTAGGTGTAGATACTGATTATGTGATCAAAGCCACTAAAGATGGGATCGAGTATACTGGTACAGTTACAGCAAGATTTGTTAATCCATCATATTTTGGAGTAGTTCCTAGTAATTTTGTACCTACAGAAGAACTAGTGAAGGAACTTAGTAGTGGTGATATTATAAAGAATACTAAGACCTACGCTACCCCTACATTTACACAGAACGCTTAGAAGAACTGTTATGCATATCCGAAAGCATTTGGTATGCTAACTGATATTAGAGATATGAGTAATCAAAATTTGAATGGTTCTTATGTTTATACTGAAATAGCAATCAATGATGAGATGTATTACGTCTATGTTCTTAAGACACCATCTACAGTAACAAATTACAAAATAACATTTAATTAAAGATATATGATACAAATTATAGACAACTTTGAACATAGAAGTAAATTGCCTAACTTTACTAGAGACCAATTTACTACATTAGAGGACATGAGAAATGTTCGTGATGAGGATATCGACGAAGGACATATATCTTATTGCATATCCACTGATAAACACTATAAATTTAATGTTGGTAATGTTGCTGACGAACTCACAGGAAAGTGGCGAGAATTCAAAGGTGAAAAAGGAGATAAGGGAGAAGACGGTAAACCTGGTACAAGTGTTCCATCTAACCTTACTGCATTTGTCTTTAAGTCTAGCGAAAGCGAACCTAGCAAACCAGTGGGTGGTAGTTGGAACTTAGATACTAATATTTTTACTCCTCCAACAGGTTGGTATACAACAGATCAAGACATGGTAGGTACTATTTGGATGTCTTGGGCAGTATTTCAAACCGATGGTTCTATTTAGGGAGAATGGTCTACTCCGATAAGATTAACTGGAGAAAATGGTAAAGATGGACAAGATGGTAAATCCATAGAGTTCATATATAAAACATCTAATAGAACACCGACTAGTGCTGATAAACCCAGTAGCGTAAATGTAGATGGTAATGTACCAGAAGGATGGAATAATAACCCTACCGGTATTACCGAAGGTACTCCATACGAATGGATGTGTAATAGAATAAAGACAGAAGACGTATGGTCAGATTGGAATGGACCTACAGTATGGGCTAAATGGGGAGCTAATGGTAAAGATGGTGATGGAGTAGAATATATTTATAAAAGAACTATTACTAACGTTTCACCTGACAGACCTACTGAAGTAAGTCAAGAAGATGAATTTGTTCCAGATGGTTGGACAGATGACCCTACAGGGGTTAATGAAGATAACATGTACGAATGGGTATGTGTTAGAAAGTACAAAGAAGGAATTTGGAGTGAATTCAGTAATCCTGCTTTATGGGCAAAATGGGGAGAGAAGGGAGAACCAGGTAAGGATGGGAATGATGGTACATCTGTTAATATAAAAGGAGAAGTAGCATCAGAAGATCAATTGCCAGAATCAGCTCAACCTGGAGATGCCTACGTAGTAAATGGAAATTTATATGTATGGGATGGATTAAGATGGAATAATATAGGTGGTATCAAAGGTCCAGCTGGTGATTCCGCATATGTACATATAGCATTTGCAGACAATGTTGTAACAGATAGTATGGGCAACGTAGCATAGGTATACGGATTCACTACTAGTGGATATACTGTTATGAAACCATTCATAGGTACTTATGCTGATCATACTGTAGCAGATTCGTAGGATCCTTTAGTATATAAATGGCAGAAGAATAAAGGAGATAAAGGGGATACAGGTAATGATGGACCACAAGGAGTACCAGGTCCAGCAGGATAGGATGGTAAAACATTATATACTTGGATCAGATATGCAGAAGATGCAAATGGTACAGGTATAAGCAATAGTCCTGATGGTAAAAGTTATATAGGCTTAGCTTACAACAAAGAAACAGCATCTGAAAGTAATAATCCTAGTGATTATACATGGTCAAAGATAACAGGTAAAGATGGAGTAGCTGGTCCTGCTGGAGAAGACGGTAAAACATTATACACTTGGATTAAGTACGCAGACACTATGCCTTCTTCTTCATCTAGTACTATATATGATATACCTAATTAGAATACTAAGTATATCGGTATAGCAGTAAATAAAGATACAGCATCTGAAAGTACAGATGCAATGGTCTATACTTGGAGTCTATTTAGAGGAGCAGATGGTACTAATGGTACCAATGGAAAAGACGGTAGAGATGGTAGAATTGTATATCCTGCTGGTATATATGACGCTACAGTAACTTATACAGCTACTGATACTAAAGCACCATACGTATTATATGGAGAAACATATTATGTTATGAACGTAACCACTAGTTGGACTGGTTCATAGAATGATGGTAAAACTCCTGCAGATGACTATGAACAATACGGCGAACATGCTACATGGATACCAATGGAAAAGTTTGAAGCTGTATACGCTAAGTTATTGATTGCAGATAACGGTACATTAGGTAAGTTTGTGTTTAATGGAAATTACATGTTTAGTCAAGAAGGTGTTAATAGTGATGGAGATAGTTCTAATAATTATGAGGACTTCAATCCAGATAGCCCTGATTCAGGAAGTTTTTAGCCTAACTTCTATGTAAATGGACTTACAGGTAAAGTGGTTGCTAGGAATGCATATATAAAAGGTGCATACAAGGAACAAACCAAATTAGTAGATAATTCTAGTTATTTTTATGTAACACTAGGTGGAGGTAATATAAGTGTAAATAGAAGTGTAGATGACATAATGGGGAAAGGTACACATCAACATATAAGTGTTGGTAGTGGTTGGATATACGATATTGCTAGTGCTGAAAAGCAATGGTCGGCATATACTGTTACAAATATATCAGATACCCCTCTTTTGATAACAAATTACTTTTCCGGTTGTTTCAAAGCTTTTTGTTATCTTGGAGATTTATATTATGGAGTTATATTGCCCTCTAAATATAGTTCTGTTACATTAACAAAGATAAGAGTACCGAATGATACTGCTGTTGATTTCGATGGAATATCTAATGCTGGTTATGTAAATGAGTTAGTGTTGATAAGTCCAAATCAAAATAGGGTGGTTTCTATTGTAGATAATTGGACCGTGGGAAGTGTTACTTATAAAATGTTACAACTCTAATGAAAAATGCGATAGATAAGCAATTGAGATATTCTGTTAAAATAAATTACAGAGATGTTTTAGCATCTATCTGTGTAAATGAACTAACATCTTTACTTAGTAAAGTAGATTTCGTTCAAGATCGGTAGATGTTGAAAGCTATGATCTGTCATTGCGAAAGACAGATAGGGACCGACATTCCACTAGGATTTACTACTATATGTAATTTGTTCACTCCTTATACAGAACCTGAATGTTTACACGGTAGAGTAATATACAACCTATTCCAATTAGGAGGAGGTATAGAAGAAGCTCCGATTGATGGTAAGTAGTATGCTAGACAGAATGCTAAATGGAGTGAAGTTACAGGCGGAGGTGGAGGAGAAATGGAAACAAACACTCCTCTAGTTAAACCAATCATGACAGTATAGTGGACTAATAAAAGAACTGGTAATACTAGTAACTCACTAAACATTAATACTGAAATAGGGGATACCTATAAATGGAGTGGTAACTATATGTGGCAATCAAAGAAAAATTATAAAGATCCTGAAACTATGGAAAGTAATGTATTTAGTGAATTAACAGAAGATGGAATACAATCTCCTACAGTAGAGATGGAAACATTATCTAATGCTAATTACTATGTAACACTTAAAGCTCCTAAGACTGGTTATGAAGTAGTAGATGGACAGTTAGTACCAGCTACTGGAGATGACGAAGAAACAGTGAATAGTAAAATTACATTCCTATATCCTGCTTATTATGGAGTAGAAGGTGATATGAATAAACAATTAGTTTCTTCTAACAACATAACTATATCTAACATAACCACCAGTGGCAGTGAATATTTTGTGTACAAATATCCTAGTAATTTTCCTAAGCTGACTACTATTACTTAGAATGATGCTTATAATGTTACACAAGCATTTAACTATAGTGAAGAATCATTCACAACTGATACAGGACTTAAATTAACAATGAGAGTATATACTTCTGCTAATCCAGGAGCATTTACTAATGCTAAACTAAACTTTAAATGACAGAGAGTATAATCACATTCCCGTCGAAGATTGGTAGTAATAACCCTAAAGCCTATGGGGCAGTTAATGCGACATAGGTTTCTGGGCATAAATAGGTTTTTACTACTAGTGATCTGTATACTATTTCTGATTCTATACTTAGCGAAAGTAAAGATAACACTAATAATGATGCTATAGGTTAGAGGTGGTTTGTACAGAGTTCATAGGCTTATTACCAATTAATCAGCTGGGAAAATAGAAATAATAGTAGAGGTTGGTCAGTAGTGCAAGGCGGGAGTGGTGATGGAGGTACTAACATTGTTATATCAGATACTCCGCCTTTAGATACTAATGACATATGGGCAGATGACTCCGAGAAATCAATTCCTGAATATGTAAATGAAGATTTACAGAGCTTAATACAAGCTGTTAATGCTATTCAATAGCAAATTAAAAAGTATGAATATGCATTTAACAATCAGTTGAGTTCAGGAGATTTTACTAATAATACAGCCGATGTAATTACTAGTGTAGACCCAGAATAGCCTGTAGAGTATACAGAAGAATAGAACCTAAAATATATAGGAACTAATACAGCTAGAGATCCAGAGTACCCAACATATGCTGAAACAATGATACCTAATCTTAAACACCTATGCATTAAGGCAGGTAAATACACAGATCTGCTAGCTAATCAAGATAAATTTTTAAATAATGAATTATTGTGGTGTACCGATACCCAAAGACTTTATATTAAAAGTGAAGGTAACCTTGTATGGATTAATAAATCCGGAGGTGGTGGAGGTGAAGACCCAGACCCAGGAGATGAAGGCATGACTAAAGATGATTTAGATAAACTGGACTATATTGGATTTGTAGCTCCAAGTGGACAAACTTATCGTGTTAAGGTAAGTAATGATGGTAAACTTATTGTTTACATGAAAGAACTCGATACACCTCAAGCAGAACCAACTGGAGGACAAACAGATCCTTCTACAGGTTGGGTGTACGTAACATCTCTGTATTTACAGAAATTGTACATTAATAGTTTGTATTGTGGTGGATTAACCACAGACGAACACTCATATAATTATTGTTCTCATAACTTTGTAGAACTATCCAATTTGACTGATGCTGATATCAATCTTAATGGTTTATCATTACAGTATTCTAGTGGTGGAACTAATTGGGAGGTTCTCCCTCTTGAAGGGCTAATTAAGAAAGGAGAAACGTTCCTCATTAGAGGAGCATAGTGTTCTGTAATGGACGCAAATACTACTCGTATCAAAGTAAACAGTTATGATATGGAATGGTATGCTAAAGACGGATAGTTAATTAAGTTTGATAATACTAAAGCAAAGTTTTATCTTACTTGGGGTAATACTCCTTCTAGTGTAGCATCTCCATACAGTAATGTTGGAGGAAGTTATAAAGTAAGTAAAGGATATATAGATTTAGTGGGATTAAATAAAGAAAATGCCGGTGATGCAGATACTATTGATGCTAAAGAAAATAATCCATATGCTTATCTCAATTCCAACAGATTATTTACTAAGTATTATAGTATGGACCCAGTAAGTCAAGCTACTAAATCGTTGGATAAGAGAAATAATGCCAATGATTGGTATTTCGTAGATTTGACTAAAGATATTATTCCTATGATAGAATCTTATACTCCTAAGGCTACTTATGAGCATAAAAATATATTCTATAATAAAACCAAACTAGATACTACTAAACCGAACTATATTACATGTACTTTTGGTATTCAAGCAACTGCTCCTAATGCTACTAGATGCTTTAACTGGATATCTACTGAGTATCATGACGAATTCTTATGGTATAAGAAGCAAGGAGAATCAGAATGGAACAAAGTAGAATCATTCAAAAATGAATCTGGTATTAGAAAGTATTATAATAGAATTAGATCTGAGTTTACCGATGGTACAGCATTCACTACTCATAAAGTAATAATCAAAAATCTAAGTGCTGGAGTATACGATTACAAGGTAGTTAGAGATGAGAATTACGAAAGTGAAGTATTACATTTTACTGTACGTGAAGGATCAGATGAATTCACCTTTGTTCAAGTATCAGACCAATAGGGATTTAGATGGGATGAATATCAGATATGGAAATCATCTGCTGAATACATCAAAGACAATGTAGCTGATATGGAGTTCACAGTAAATACTGGTGATATGACACAGAATGGTAATCGCGTTAATGAATGGATTGATTACTATACCGGTAGACAAGCTATGAGAGATTTCGAAGAAATGCCTGTTATTGGTAACAATGACTTGTGTCCTGCTAATATCTATCAGTTAGGTAATGGTGGTGATAGTTCTAAGATTAATCCTAAGAACTTGTCATTCTTCTATACTTTTGAAATAGATGAAGAGAATCCACCTATCTTTACTATAGAAGATAAAGAAGTATTCATAGATTCTCTTTACTCATTCAACTATGGTAATACTCACTTCATGGCTATTAACTCTGAGATTACAGATGGTACTGAGAAGAATGTATATGGCTTGAGTACTAATGGTCTAGTATACTCTAAGATGAAAACATGGTGTCAGAATGATATTAATAAGAATTCTGATAAGAATTGGAAGATAGCGTTCACTCATGAGTTGCCATTTACTATAATCACTCAGAATGTAATCAGTAATTTCTACTGGGATAATGTAGAGAATCCTAAGATTGAGAGATCTGGTAGTCACTTGAACTATAATACTCTAGCTGAAGATAAGTATTGGTTTAGTAAGTTCTGTCAGAACAATGATATTAGATTAGCTATCGGTGGTCATAAACATACTTATGCAGCTACATTCCCATTGAAGGAGAATCCTAATAGTACTATGAAACCTATTATCCAAGTAACAGAAGAGATGTTACAGGAATCATTTGGTACTACTACATTAGCTGAAGATACTTCTGATAGTCAATTGTCAGGACAGTTATTCCCATCGACTTGGATTGGTAATGATGCGTATAAGACACAGAAACATCTATGTACATTCGAGTTAGTAGATAAGATTGATGCTCCTGTATACATTACTAATCAGGCTACAGGTTATAAACACACATCTAATAAAGAGTTACCATCACCATATACTCCATGGGATCATTACTTCTTCCCAGCTACTATTACACAAACTAGTCAGACAGATATTACAGCTAAAGTAAATGCTGGACAGAGATATCCTTTCTATACTATCTATAAGATATCTGCTAATAATATTCAATGTACTACTAAGAAGATTAACTATTTATTTACAGAAGCAGGTAAGTACAATGTGAATATACCTAGTAGTAGCAATCCTCCTACAGCTATAGGTGGTAATGGAGAAATTAACAATGGTAATGATATAATAGTTATAACAAAATGAATTTAAAAAAGTATAACGAATCTACCGGTACTTGGGACATAATCTCTTCTGGAAACGCTTCTGGTATTATGGTTACCGATCCTCACTTTCTAAGTGAAGGAGAGACTTATAAATCTGTCAACTAGGTATTAGTTGATATGGATGATAAGGTTGAAGAAACGAAGAGAAATCTAAGCTGGGTAGTAATCAATGGTACTATAGGTGGAGGAGGAGGCGGTGGAGGTTCCACTGCTTCCATCCGACTCACTAATGGTAATATTACTACTAGTGAAGGAGTACATTACTTATACTCTACTGAAACTAGGATTGTACTTAACTATTTGATTTCATCTACGAAACCTAATGAGAAGTACAACATATCAGTATCACTTGATGGTAATACTATCATATCTAACTAGGTAGGTTATTCATCTGTACAAGGAACATTAGAGATACCTAATATTGCATAGTTCTCTGACTCAGCTAGCCACAGTGTTATTGTTACTGCTGAGAATGCTGAAGGTCTATCAGTAAGTCCTTATCTGCTTACTGTAGTAGAATCATCTATTAGTTTGACATCTTCAGTTACTTCAGTAACTGCTACTATTGGTCTTCCTTATAATATCACTTATAGGATAACTAATAAGGTATTAGGATCTGAAACATCTCTAATCGTTACTAATACTACTAATGGTATATCTAAGAGTTATTCTGTAGGAAAGTTTACTTCAGTAGAACCTAAACTATTGGATGTAAACTTCTTTGACTTATTCAATGGTGCTACTCCTACTGCCGGTAGTTCATATACTATATCTGCACAAGCTACTACTTCTGTAGATACATAGATAATTCAATCTGATACTGTTACTAATAAAGTAGTAGTAGAGGATGGTGAAACTCTAGTAGTATTGATAGATGGTATTACTACTCAAGCTGATATAGAAGCAGGAATTGAACCTACTGAATTCGCACAGTCTGGTAATATATCATTCTCCTTTACTCCTTACTTAGCTGGTGTATCTATTATATACTATGCATTAAGAATATAGAGAGGAACACTTACTACAGATATAGGTACGTTTGATGCAGATGAAACTAACTTTAACTCTAACAACTATGTGTTAAGAGGTAAAGCTCAAGTATTCAGTTGGTCTATACCACAAGAGGAAAACTATCTAGGAGACTATATTATTACTTTAAGATGTTGGTCTGAAAAGGGTAGTCCTATTACTGATACTGTTCTTAGATGTAATGTTATTGCTGCTGACTAGAGTCTTATACCTACGCAGAATCCTAACAGTACAATGTATGCTCAGTGGAACATTAAACAAGCTACATTCCCATAGGAGACTGCTGCTAAGGTTTGGCCCAGCGTAGTACCTAATTTCATCATGCCTGGTTAGCAAGAAGAACAATCTGTTACTACTAACTTAAATGTATACGATACTAATGGTATACTGTCTGGTTTCCTTAATGAGAATGGTTAGAGTAAGTTGAGACTGTCTGGTGAAGCATATGCTGTAGTTGATCTATAGCCATTCGCAGCAGCTACTTCTACTAATGATAACTGGTCCAGATTAGGGTTTACATTATCTACTACATTTAAATCAGACCTACATCCTTACAATGATAGAACTATATTCTATATCGGTGACTATTCATCTGATGGAGAGTTCCAAGAAGGTATTATAGTAAGTCTAGAAGATGTTGTGTGGAAGTATACTGATGGTGCTATTAAGGAAAGTATATCCTGTAAGATACAACAGAATACTGTTAATACTCTAGACTTCGTAGTAGACCAAAGTAATAAAGAAGTAAAGATCTTTGTTAATGGTGTATTGAATGTAGCTAGAGAGATCAAGGATAACTTTACATGGAATACTTCAAGTAAGATATACTTAGCATGTACTTATAAGAATGATAGACCTTCTAACTTCAGTGATGTAGAGTTCTATGAAATGAATCTGTTTAGAAGTCCATTGAACGATAAACAGATAGTTATTAATGCTCTTAATGCAAGAGTTAGATCTACGTTAACTAGCACAGGTTCAGTAGACTTCGTAGAGTATAACAACCTTAAACTGAAGAACTTCTTTAGTATTACAGAGAATAGTAGTTCATCAACTCTATGGGATGATTCAACTGGTACATACGCGAAGTTAAACTTTAATAGTTTGATTGGTGATGTTAATAGGAAACCACCGTTGCCTGTAGTATATATAAACTGTTCTAACTCTGGTTTTACTAAAGCAGTATATGAAGCTATTGGTCCTAATACTACTATGTACAATGGTTGTACATTCAGTTATTTCGATCCAGATTCATCAAGTGGTTCAGCTGTATCTACTACAGAAATGTCTATACAGATACAGGGTACATCATCTACTGGTTATAGAAGTAAGAACTTAGAGATAGCATTTAACAAAGTAATTACTGACGATGAAGGTAAAACTATTGGACCAGAGTTATTCCAACCTAAGTCTACATGGATGCCAGAGAATCAGTTTACTTTGAAAGCTGACGTAGTAGACAGTGCTCATGCTAACAATGCTTCTATAGGTAAGTGGATTAATGATAATGCAGATGTGTTGTTTGATAAGACACCACCTATGTAGGAACTTGAAGCTAGACGTCCTGTAGACTCTATCACTCCAAGTTAGACTCATACTGATGTAACTATCAAGCATACACTAGAAGGTTTTCCTGTAATATTACTTATCCAGTTTGATGGTACTAGTACTCAAGAGATGTTGGGTATCTACTCATTCAATTTAGGTCGTGCAGCATACTATAATATGGGTATGAAGTTCTTAAAGAACTTTACTACTAAGATTAAGAATGTAACAGGTGAGTACGTTGATCAACCACTTCCAGCATTCATAACTAAGTATGAAGCATATAAAGTAAATGAGAATTTTGGTAGTATCAATCAACAGTAGATATACTCATATGAGTTTGGTGATAACGCGAATATCATCGAGACAGCCGAAGGTATACAACCCACTGCATTGTTCATGCAGGATGACTTAACTGTTATCCAACACGTAGGAGAGTTCAAGTTTAATGGTGCTACTTAGGATGCTACAGCTGTAACCGATAACAATATATGGTAGAGACTACAGTTACTATTTACTACTCTAGCTGGTATGACTGGTGAAGAGATAGATAAGTATAGGTGGAATACTATCAACAAAGGTTATGAAAAGACTGGAGCTACATACCCTGCACAGCAATCATGGTCAGCATTAGCTGATGATCTTACTTTAAGATTGAGTATACGTAATGCGTATTCATACTTTATGATATGCGTAGTGTTCGGTCTAGTAGACTCATTAGGTAAGAACATGGTATTACGTTCATGGAATGTAGGTGGATCTACTACAGACCCTAACATGAACAAATGGTATCCTTGTTTCTACGATATGGATACAGCCAATGGTCTAAGTAATACTGGTGAGGAGAATGTAGCTAAGACAGCATACATTGATGGATTTAGTAATGCAGATACTACTACAGGTGTTAACTCGTTAATCATTAAACAGAATGATCCTAACAACGGGTATGATGAATACTCTAGTAGATTATGGGATGTACTTAGAGATAGTAGATTCATAAGTACTGGTGTATATTCTGGTAGTGATTACAATGGTCTATGGGATCTCTGGAGAACGAATAGCTCGCTTCTAACGAGTTCTTCTATGTTCGTAGAGAATTACTTCAGTTCTCAAACTAAAGACTGTGGTGAGCTTCTATACAACTATGACTATCGTGTTAAGTATCTGACTAAGTATCAGAAAGATGATGATAGTCCAGCTTCATACGCGAACGTAGAGTTCTTGCACGGTACTCGTAATGACTTTGTTAGAGATTGGTTGAAGAAGCGTCTAACGTTTATGGATGGTGTATTCTTGTTTGCTAACAATAATGTCATCTATCCATATAATGAAAAAGGTTCATTCAAGTGTGGTGGTGCTTAGACTAACAACTCTAAGCTAACCGTTAAGATGAACAGTCCTGCTATACTTACTGTGAACATTGGTAATGCTGCTGGTAGTGAGACTAGGTATTATGTTGAAGAGAATGTAGATACAGATATCTACTTGCCATCTCTTTCATCATTTAATACTCAGATCACTGTTAACAACATGTCAGAGATTAGTAATATGAAGGGACTAGATGTAATACGTTTCTAGGGTTTCATGACTTCTATGTCATTACCTAGTATGTCTGAAATAGATATATAGAATACTAGTACACTATCATCTAATCCTATTGACTTTGCTACTATATTCGTTAAGAGATAGGATGGCAAGAGTGTTTCAGATATTAGACATATTAATTTGTCTAACACTAGTTTTTGGTCAGGAAACAGTGGTGTTAACTCATTTCCAGTAGACATATAGAACTATAACAAACTAAAGACAATAGATATATCAAATGGATGTGTAACTTCACTGGCACTGCCTAATGCCGCATTATCTACTCTTACTTTAACAAATTCTGCTATAGAAAGGGTAACTCTAGCTGACCAACCTTTTATTAGTAAAATTGATTTTACAGGGTGTAATAAACTACAATCCGTAGAAGTAAGTAATTGTAACTAGATAACGGAATTAGACTTACGTAATTTGAGTGACTTAACTAGTATCAATATTATTGGTTGTGCTAAGCTTGAAAGAATTTATGCACCTAACTGTAATAAGTTAGCCACATTTAATGTATCAAATGCCAATGCACTTAAATCTGTAACACTATCTAATTGCAATAATGCTAACTTAAGTATTAGTTTAGTAGGAGCTCCTAATCTTGAAGAACTGAATCTAGATAATACAAATACTACTGATGTAATTGAATTTGCACCAGGATTCAATAAATTGAAGGTATTAAATATTGCTTCAAGTAACATTAATGCATTCCAATTTGGAAATGATCCTGTAGCTACTACATCTACAGGTGAAAGAATACTAGATCTTAGTCCATTTACCTTTACTAATCTGTATATGTACTATAATAGTTCTAAGTATGTAAAATTCAAGAATAGTAAAACAAATCCTTTTGCAGTTAATAGTTCTACTTTTAATAACTGTTCTAGTTTAACCAGAGTATTCGGACACATAAAACTAACATCAGGAAGTGTATTCAATACTTGCCCTAACTTCTTTATACACGATGTACTAGAAGACGTTACTATTAAACCAACTAGAGGGCAATGGTACGGTCCAGATACAGATACTACAGAAGGCTAGGAATAGTGGGATAACAATCAAGGATTAGAGACTAATATATCCATAGGTACTACTAATTTAAGTAGCTGCTTTGTAGGAACTAAAGTAAACATATATGATGTGTATTATATATTGAATATGTGTGATGATGTCGAAAACATTGTTTCTATATTTCATTCTTGTTCAAATGTAATTACAGATTTTAGTAATCCTCTAAGTAGAGACACCTTTAAATATTGTGGTAATGTTACTAATGCTTAGCATGCCTTCTATGCTACTAGACTGACAGGTCCTATGTATAGTCCTACTCACACTGGAGATACAATCATTGAATACAATGGTTTATTAAGTCCTTTGAAGAAGTTAGTATCTTGCAATAGTATGTTCGAAACTACTGCTGGCAATTTCTATATAGATGATTTATTCTTTGCATAGATAGGCAATAATCAATATTTACAATTAGCGCATCTGTCTAGTATGTTCAATTACGGTGGTAGTAATGTAGTATTTGTAGATAACTGTGATGAAACTTTAACTTCAACAGAAGTAGCAGAGGGACGAAGAGCATATGCTAGAGCATCTAAATTATTAAGGGATCTTCCCAATCTAGACACTATATCTAATATGTTTAATGGTTGTTGGTTTAATTTCGACACAGAAAGTACCGACGATAGTGTAACATATAGTCCGTTGTTTGCTTATAATAACAAACTAAGAGTAGTTAGTTGGAGTTTCAGAAATATCAAAGCTAAAGGTTCATTGATTAATCTATTTGGTGGTAATTCAGCATTTGATAGTAGTAATTTATTCTCTAGGCAAATAACTAAATTATTAGGATGTTTCTATATAACTTCTAATGATGGAGACAAGGTGTATTTCCCTATACACAATAGCATGTTTAGATAGATTAAACTTACTTTACAATACATAGGTAATACAGAAGATACTAATCAGATTCCGGATTAGGCTGCTACATGTTTTCATGGTGCTGGTATAAATAGAGTATTTGTTAGAGAGTCTGATGAAACATATCCTTATGATGTGTTTAAAGGAGTTGTCAATCTAATTGCGTGCCCATGTTTCTTTGCTAACATAACTATTCCTAATTCCAGTGGTGTAGTATATGAACTACCAGGAACCATTTTCTAGGACTGTTCAAATCTAGTACAGATAACAGGTTGTTTTAGAAATCAATCAGTAAAGTATAAGTTAACAGGTAAGGGATTTACTAATTGTAAACTTACAAATGTTGCGTATGCATTCTATGAAGATTCAAACAGTTATACAAAAGAAGGAGGAGTTCCATATGGTTTGTTTTATATGGAAAGAGATGTAGTAAGATCTTCTACTGGTTGGAGTCATGCAGATGCACTTAGACTAGGAATAACTGAAAACTTTGGTATAACTGAAGAAGGAGAACATGATCCTGGTGCAGTACTTCCACAAACTATTGATTACAGTGAATCAATAAAAGCTGTTAGAAGTAGTATAACTGATATGCGGTATGTATTAGCAAATTTCTCTAGCCCTAATGCGGAAGGATACATCAGAAAACAAGTAGAATTAAATACTGTTGAAGACGCAGGAGATTTGATAATAACTAATGAGAATTACAATGTTTCAGAATTCATAGTAAATACTGCGTATGACCCGAGAGATCAAATACCTAATCCAGTGTATGATCCTAATAATCCTGGTTCTACTCCAGAATATATTGATAATCCCAATAAGGATATACATAGAGTAATAAAGAATCCAAACTATAGTCCTTACAAGAAAATATGGAATATTGATTACTATGATGGAGTATATGGTCTAGGGGATTTGATATAGAATAGCACTTTGTATCAGAACATACAATCTGGTGTTATAACAGATATTGATCCTAATATACCATCAGAATTCTTCAATGAAGACGATATGCGATATCCTCTTAGTCCTGCTGGATAGAATAGATTAGATAGTATGAATTACATAGTTCCGTCAGATCTATTTAAATATTGCGTCAACAATACTAATACTAACATATCAAATGCTCTTACAAGTAGTGGTAGAAAAACTGATCATGGAGTACAAAGATATAATTATGGTATATATGGTAGAATACCAAATAGAATATTCAAAACTCTTACTAACATATCCAGTTTAACTAATGTGTTTGCGTATTGTTATTGCATTAATCCGTATACTTGGAATGATGATAGTAATAATGGACAGATGTTTCCTTCTGATATGTTATCTAACAATACTGCATTAAAAAGCGTTTCAGGACTATTCCGTGGAATATATATACCTACAAAAGTAGTTATACCTTCTACTTTACTTAGTAAGAACTTGGCTCTTACAGATATATCTTATTTATTCTACGATGCTACATTCCAAGGTTCTGCTGATGATGTTCAACAGTTAAGTGATACTACATTCTAGTATAACTACATATTACAGAATATATCATACGCATTAGCTAGTACCAGTTCTACTGGAGGATGGATGGGACAAGGACCTAAGAAGATAGGATCAAATCTGTTTACTCAATCTAAACACAAGAATCTTACGAATGTAACAGGTTTATTCTATGGAGATACTTCCACAACAGGTTCTGTGCCAGAATTCTGGACATGGTTAAATAATCTTACTAATACGAATAAACAAAATGTATTTGCTTACATGAGTAAGAGTCTTATCACTAATAGTAGCAGTATACCAGAACAATGGGCAACTAATATGAGGGATTAATATGGATGTGAAGTTATTAACTGACAGAGAGTTATTGGAAGGCATATATACTATGTTGTAGTATGTATTAGTCAAGGTAAACGAAATAGATAATGACGATAAACAATTTGGCATGAACTTGGCTGCTGACTTACTTGGCAGCATAGTTTATGACGCTCAACCTAGAACTACAAGATATGCAAATTAAATGGTTAAAAGAGAGTAATAGAATGAAGCACCTGAAGTACGCAATAGTACCAGGTGCTCTGTTCACCATACTATTCGTAGCTGGTCTAGCATCAGGTATGGAGTTTAAAGATAAAATGTATGGTGGTAAATGGGATTGGTTAGATTGGATAGCTACTATAATTGGTGGTACTATAGGTCAAGCAATTCAAGTAGGTATAATATTATTATTGAAATTATGCATATAATATCAGAAAGAATAGCAAAAAGAAGTACATATACTATAAGTAATATGTATATAGATGGCGTTAAGTTCTGCAATGTTCTTGAAGATACGGATAGGGGACTTACACAAGATATGTCGATAGAGGATATATAGAAAGCCAAAGTATATGGTAAGACTGCTATACCTACTGGTACATATAAAGTTACTTTAGATATTGTATCTCCCAAGTTTAGTAAATATAAACAATACAAATTCTGTAATGGTAAATTACCTAGACTATTAGATACACCTGGTTTCGATGGTATACTAATTCACATCGGTAATACAGAGGAGGATACAGATGGGTGCTTATTAGTAGGAAAAAATAATGTAGTTGGTAAAGTAACAGAAAGTACTGTGACGTTTAAAGCATTATATGATAAGATGCAAGGAGCAGTAGAGAATGGAGAAGAGATTACTATTACTATTAAGTAATACAGAGGAGGATACAGATGAAAACAATTTTATATAATCCTATATTCATTAATCCTTAGGCATACTATGTATTTCCAAGGCTAACTAGGTATCTGCAACCAGACAATGAGTCTACTGCGGAACCAGCTAACTATATAGGTACAATTGAAGTAAAGGTAATAGCATATGGAGATACTACTTTAAAAAGAACCTATACTAATACAGATTCTATAGACCTAAGTGAATTTAAGAATACGTGGATACGTATTAGTCTATTCACTAAAGTAGGTTCATGTGTCTTAGGAGAGTGGAAGATTGGTAATATGGAATCAGATCTTCCTTATATAGATCCAGAAGTATTAGCCTCTCTTAAAGCTGTAGTTATAGTTGGCAATAAGACTAATAATGATTCTGATAGAGCTATAGTCAAGAACTTGGTGGACCCTGACAATCCGTTTGTGATTAGTAACGCAGCTTACACCGAAGGAAGTGGCTACGCAGATAAAGGTAGTCCTTACTATGGTGCCTTCGTCACCGATGGAATCGACGACCTGATTACTTCCACCAAGACCGTACAGGAGATGCTGGGAGAAAGTAATGAGATTACGGTGGTGAGTATGGTTCATCAAGTTAAAGATTCAGCTAATAATGTATCTTTTACCAATTATATAAGAGGTAGTGCCAATGGCTATTTCCGTAATATCGTGAATAACTACGACAAGACTGGAATATATGGATATACTTCTTCTGACTTAAAGGGTTTGTCAGTTGTAAATAATATATTAGGTGATAAGAATGATTATACGTCTAATGGCGACAATAGAGACTCCATAATCAATGGCAATTTTAGCGTTCAAGGATATTCGTATAATGACGGTAATAATACTGGTGATTTTAGCTCTGTCGCTTGGTACTGGACAATCATCGCCAACAAGGTACTGACTACCGACCAAATCAACCAAGTAATCGCTTACTTCAACTTGGATAGAACTCTTAAACCTGATATACTGTGTAATATCGAGAAGCAGGGCATCACCAACGAGAACCACGCAAAGTTTGGCGACAAGCTGATAGACTATTCCGGCAACGGTAGGGATATTCAGTTGAACAATATTGCTTGGGACGGAGATAGTGGTATAGGTAAGTATAATTATCCTAACTGGAAAGTTAATGTTACACAAGGGAATAAATACGCTCGTATTGTTTATTATGATTCTATCAATGGTACTTATTCGGCTGACTTTAAAGGAGTGACAGAACTGTATAAGAGTTATGGCTTGTCAGTAGAAATTAGAGTAAATAGAGCAAACACTGTTGATTTTCATTCAATAAAGGAAGATGGTATATACACTATGACTCCACCCGATGATACTACAAGTATAGATATACGTTTTGGTGGAGAGAACGTTTATAATGCTTCTTGTGATATAACCATCACCCAAATTCCTTCCCACGCAGGTGGTCTATGCCTTGACGGAGTAAATGACTTCGGTAAGGTGACAGGAATGCCGATTTACAAGGATTATACTTTCATTATAGACTATGAGAGAATAAGTTATGCTTCATCTGAAAGATGGGTAGCTGGTGTTGTATCTAAATCTCATGTAGCTAATCAAGGAGCTTTTATTTTAATGACAGCTAATACAGAAGTTGAACCGGGTAAACAGGTTTATTCTTTTGGAGGAGTTACTTCATTTAATAGAGATGATTTTACAAGAGCTTTGTTATATCAAAGTAAATATAAATGTGGAGATGTTGATTTAACAGTAGGCGAAGGAGTTGATAGTGATACTCTTTGGCTAGGAACATTTAGAGACAATGACCAAAGATTCTTTAACGGTGCTATCTACTCTCTCATGTCCTTCCCTTATAGTATGTCCGAGTTCTTGATAGAGCGTCAGTTGAAGAAGCATAAGCTGGGTACGCTGTATCCGGATATGGTGGAGTTTAGACCGATAGTGAAGAGTAATGTTAAATGGAATATAATAGAAATATGGCAAGGAGATAAATCATTATATAGACCTGCTATTAATGATGATAAAACAGGTATTTATTTAAAAAAGGATAGTACTATCGGTATCTATGTAAAACCAAAAGACGCAGATGAAGTAACTAAGATAGTTGTAAACGGTACTGAATATACCAATCTTAAGATTAATAGTAATGGATTTTATTACGTAACTCTTCCAATTACTAAGTCTCCTCAAAAGATAAACATCACTGTTGACGAGTACATTAGATACGAGGATATTGTGCAACCGTATCCAAGTTTCGTTAAGTTAGAAAACCTAGATAGAACTTATACTTATACTTGGGGAGATAAGCTAAAAGTAGGAGATACTATCAGGTATAATTCATCTGTAAACCTATTAGAAGGAGCTTATACTTTAAAGGGTCAATTAGAGTGCAACGGTGTATATGTATATGATAATAATCAATATATTACTGTTGCTAAAGAGATGATATTTGCTTGGACAAATAGCCCTATTTGGTCAATTGATGATAATGAACCTAAATGTATTCTATCTCCTAGACTACTACGTATTCCAAATTCTAGCTATAAGATATTGGGTTATATTCCTGATATATCAGGTCACGGTAATCATGGTAAGATAAACAATTCTGCTTATGCGGAAGGAAGTGGAGTTAATGAAGATGGTTCATATCAATTTGATGGCGTAGACGACTTTGTTACTATTCCTACTTTGTCTAATGGAGGTAAACAGATGTTGATGAAGGTGAATTGGAATACCATTAATAGTATTATATATGACCAAAGAGGTAGTGGAGGTTTTGCAATATATTGTTCTGATTATAATAACCCAAGTGATCCTATTAGAGTTTCTGCTTATAGAGGAAGAAATGCTGCTGGTACTACATATATTGATGGTATTAGAAATGAATATATTATTGCTAGTCAATTAAGAAACGTTACTCATAATATTGTAGAAATATTAGATACTTCTTACGCAACAGGTAATATCAATCCTATTATTGGCAAGTCGTATATGAATACTAACTATGGTAGTTTAGCTCTCTATGACTTCATGCTCTTCGACAACATCTCAACTGACGAAGAGATACTCAACCTGAACAAGTACATAGGTATTGAACCTAAAGTAGAGCTTCCTCCTTATTATTGGGACACTTATGGTAAAACCAATTTCGATGCAGATAAGGCAACTATTCAACAAAGAGGTGTAGCCATAGGTGATTATGATTTAACTAATTATAATCATACTTACGAAGGTATGAGTGGATATAATGGTTATCCTGTTGTATTTGGTGCTAATAAAACTTGGGCGAATGAATCTAACGGATATGTTACTAGTATTACTAGTAATACTATTCATATTACTAATGTTCTAAATGCAGGTTTAGCTTTATTGTATTCTTATGTTAAATATAATGGTAATCTTCAAAATATAAAAGAAATACCTCCTTTTAAGATTGAAATTAAAGGGTTAGAAGGTAGGTCTAAATTTATATATAAGTATTTAGCAACAAGCGATGCGACTAAGGAAACAAATCTATATCTTGAGAATGGTACTCATGAACTACCCAAATCATTCCTTCCGACAGAGGCTTTGATTAATAATGCTGTGGTAGGTTTTTCAATAAGTCCAATTGAAGAAGGAGTTACCAATTTTTTAAGTGATATTACTATTAAAGTTCTTCCTGAATATGAAAATGGTCTAGTATATGATGGAGTAGAGGATTATTCAGTAAATACTAATATTCCAGCGTTGACGGATTATACCTATGTAATTAAGCGTGAGAACTTAAATAATAATGTTAATAGTGCTACAATGTATAAAGGTAATAAAGTCGGAGGTGGTGCTTTTATTGTTGACTATATAGCATCAAATGGGAGTCAACAGTATTCTTATGGTAATCCTACATTATTGCCACTAAATGAAAATACAATTATATATGGAACTAAAACATCTTATAACGGTAGTGCTTTAACAGTAGGTTCTAATACTGACGAAAACGGGTTGGATATTGGACACTGGAGCAGTAACTACAAGTCGATAGTATTATACAAATTAGTTCTATATCCTAAAACCATACCGTTATTACAGATTAACTTCCTAAAGAACCTGATGGAAAAGGATGAAATAATTGATTTAACTAACCCAATATTTATACAAGAATGAAATATATTGTTGTACCAGCCGAAGTGCTGATTGATATAACACAAGATACGCTAGACGAAATGCATTTAGTATTTCGTTATAGTGTAGATGGAACTGAAGTAATCATGAAAGTTGCTAACTATGAATTACTATTTCCATCAGCAATGACATTACCTTTAACAGAAGAAGATGAAACTCCGGAAGTAGTATATCCGTATCCTACCTATGAAGGAGAAGAATTACAGAAATTGTTAAGCAGTGATAAATGGACTAATAAAGAAGAACAACTATGAGAGAAACTATAAATTTCGTACCTAGTAAGTCAACCCCCAATCACAAAGAAGTACAGTATTGGATAGACTTACAAACTGATCCATATGGTAGATGTATTAAAGCATGGACTGGATCTGAATGGAGTACTATTACTGATAATGATCTAATTGAATCTATTAACAAAGAACTAGCTAATAAAGCAAATAAAGCTACTACTTTGTCTGGTTATGGTATTCAGGATGCATATACTAAGGAACAAGTAGATGCTAAAGTAGCATCTGTATATAGAGTGAAAGGTTCTGTAGCTAATTTCGAAGCACTACCTGCTACAGCTGTAGTTGGAGACGTATATAATCTAACAGATACTGGTGCTAACTATGTATGTATTGTAGCTAGTCCTGCTGAATGGGATAAGTTATCTGAAACAGTAGACTTGAGTCACTGTGTAACATCTGATGAAGTATCTACTGTAGTATCTATGACTTAGACAGAATATGACACTTTGTCTGTTAAAGATTCTAAAACACTATATTTAATTCACGAATAATATGAAATTAGGAGATAAAAATATTGTAGCTGCATATCTTGGCGATGTTAATGTATTTACTAACTATTATGGAGTTAGCTTTCCTATAGAACCGTAGAGTACATTATTGACTAGAACCGGGTATATGCCTTGGCATAAAGAACTTCCTATACATTCTAAGATGAAGTCTTGCACGATTACTTCTGATGGAACAGTTAAATATCTTAATGCTACAGATAGAACCAAGTATGAAGATGGTACTGATAGAGACATGACATTAAATACTATGGTAGAAATACCAGAGTTCTGGTATAAATGTATGAGAGATGATACTACTGTATATTTGAACTTATATCCAGCAAATCCTCATATTCCAGAAGCTGAACATGTGGAGAAGTTCTATATTTCTGCATATGAAGCATCTAATGTAGACAATGTGTTAAAATCTATTAACAATGGATCTATCACTCCAGTAGTAAACATTAATAGAACTACTATGCAATCTAGAGCTAGGGCTAATAACTCCAGTACTACGAATTGGAACATGTATACTTACAGAGCTCATAGAATACTTACTGTGCTTTACTTAGTTGAATATGCATGTACCAACAGTTAGAAAGCTTTCAATGCCGAATTAACTGCAGAAGGATATCATCAAGGAGGCTTAGGAGATGGAGTTACTACAGGTAATATTAAAGTAAATGGAGTTGATACATGGAGTTTTATACCTTGTGGAAGTACAGACGAACATGGAAACTCTACTGGTATAACTTCTGTTACTGTTAATAGTACTGATGCAGAAGGTGTTGCAACTCAGAAGTCTTATAATGTTCCTACTTATAGAGGTATTGAAAATCCATTTGGTCATGTATGGAAAAATTGTATAGACACACTTATGCATTTTAATGCACAAACTAATAAAAATGACGTTTATATAAATACCGACTTAAGTACATTTGGATCTACTGATATATCTGATTATGACTATCAATGTAGTACTGCTATTACTGAAGGTTATAAGAAGAAATTGGTATACAATGCAGCATTTGACATACTTCCTCCAATAGATGAAGCATTTGGTGGTAGTAATACAACTTATTGGTGTGACTACAATTGGACTAATAATAGTACAACTGATAGGCTAACATTAATAGGCGGTAGTGCGGGTGGTGGTGCTGGTTCGGGCTTGCTCAGTGTTTATTCTCACCGTGGGCTCGGCGCTGCTTATGCTGATGTCGGTACTCGGTTAATCTATATACCGTAATTTAATTAAAAATATAGATAGGTTGTTCCTCATCATTAAGCAGTAATGCGAGTAATAGTGCTAATTCAGGCTTACTCAATGTTAATTCTAACAATGAGCTCAGCAATGCTAATGCTAATGTCAGTACACTGAATCCGTAATTAAACAAATAAAGAAATTAAGAGACTGTAGAGGGAGACCTTACCCCTTGGTAAAAGATAACATACTAATTAACTGTGTTAGTAACTTTTTTCGTGAAAACTCGGTAATGGATTACAGATGAAAAGATATAATAATTTATTTGACAAAATAGTAACTTTAGACAATTTATATCTAGCGGATAAAAGAGCTAGAAGACAAAAACAACATAGACCTGAAATAATTAATTTTGATAAGAATAGAGAAAAATTACTTTTAGATCTATAGAAGAAATTAATAGATGGTGAATATAAGACTTCTGAATATTATATATTCAAGATATATGAACCTAAAGAAAGAGAAATATTCAAGCTTCCATACTATCCAGATAGAATAGTACATCATGCTATTATGAATATTATGGAACCTATTTGGGTATCATCCTTCATTAAAGGAACTTATAGTTGTATAAAAAATCGTGGTATACATAAAGCTCTGAAAGATGTTAAGTTCGCACTGAAAGATGAAGCCAATACAAAATACTGTCTTAAGTTAGATGTCAGAAAATTTTATCCTTCAATAGATCATGATATATTAAAATAGCTAATAAGAAGAAAAGTAAAAGATAAGAAATTATTAATTATATTAGATGAAATAATAGATTCTGCATAGGGAGTACCAATTGGTAATTACTTATCACAATTCTTTGCTAATCTATATTTAACATATCTAGATCACTGGATCAAAGAAGAAAAACATATAAAATACTATTTCAGATACGCAGATGATATTGTAATACTTCATGGAGACAAAGACTATTTAAGATAGTTATTTAAGGATATGAAGTAGTACTTAGAAGAAAGACTTAATATTAACTTTAAAGACAACTGGCAAATATTTAAAGTTGACGATAGAGGAATAGATTTTGTAGGGTATAAGATATTTCATACTCACACTCTATTAAGAAAACATATTAAGAAGAATTTCTGTAAAAGAGTAAGTAAATTGAACAAAAAAGATAACCTAGACAAGAGTACTTATCAATAGAAAATATGTAGTTATATAGGTTGGATTAAGTACTGTAATGGTCGTAATTTATTTAGTAAAATGACTAAACATAAAGAGCTATTGCGATACATATCAAAAAGTAAGAAGAAGAAAACCTAACGCAATAACATACGTTTTTAAGGTATATCTCAGATAAAATATCATCCCTGTCAGAGCAATCTCTCAGGGTTTTTTACTTTCTCAAAATACTTGCTATGATTCACGATATAGGAGATTCAATAATGACTTTGTTCAAAAGTATATTCAGTAGCGCAGGGAGATTCGCCAGCAGTTGCTTTGCTGGAATAACATCTTTCTTAGCACCAGTTTAGGTAGCTATAATTGCGGCAACTAGTTTTATACTGATAGATGTCATATTAGGTTACAAAGTATCAAGGAAATACGGACACAAACATATCGAGTCTTATAAGTTATGGAAAACTATTAATAAAGTATTTGAAGCTACATTGTTGATAGTAGGAGCATACGTTATAGATACTCATATAGTTACCTCATTGAACTTACATGCCGTAGAGTTTGTATCTGGTATGATATGTGGAACTGAATTCATATCCTGGCTAGAATCAATGAAGGACTTACATCCGGATTGCAAAATATGTAAAGTATTAGAAAAAGTACTAGGCAAAGTTATCAAAGCTAAAGGTGAAAAGTATCTAGGAGTAGATTTAGATATAAAAGATTTTAAACCAAATAACAATGATAACAGCAATAATATCAGTAGTTAACTGGCTTGCAACACATTTCAGAGCACTTACCATAGGTTTCATATGTATACTGTCGGTAAGTGCTTTTTTTATGTACAAGCAGCTACAAAAGAAGGACAAGGAAATAGCTAGACTATCCAATAATAGTGAATATTATGAATCGTTATTAGATTCAAGTAGAAAAGAAAATCGAACGTTACAACTAACTATATCTGATCTTAATACTAGTAGAGATAGTATAGTACAATAGTTGAACGATACTAAAAAGAAATTAAAAATCAAAGACAAGAATCTGGTATAGGCACAGGTAATCAATACCGAAGTTAAAGATTCCGTCAAAACAGTAATTAAAACCAAAGAGGTTGACTTTACTTAGGAATTAAAGTTAAATGATTTAACAACTATCATAGTAAGTAGAAAAGACTCAATCTTAACAGCCACATTAGATTTAAAAAACTAGCAAACGCTGTTTGTAGAAGAAAAGAAAGAATATCGTAATAAGTATAAGACGTGGCTAGCCAGATTCTTCCACTTTGATTTTAAAAAAGATATTCACAGAAAATATACGATTAACAACTCTAACAAACTTATCAAAGTAACAGATACTAGAATAATAGAGATTAGTAAATAAAATCAATCTATAATATTAATCAATAATAATATGCATAGAATAATCCGTACAAAAGCTTATGAAGCTAAACATGGTCCTCACTTTGATGAAGAACATGCACGTAAAGCTGTAAGTAAGATGGAAAACGAAGACGGATCTAGAGGCCAACATTGGTCTGTAGAAGAAACTTCTGCTCTTGCAAATCAATACGGAATTCGCTTTGATAGCAAGTTCAATAAGTATGATTGGTATGTTGCATTGAATATGGTTTACTCAGATTACTACAAAGTAATTGTTAACATGACAGGTTCTAATAACTCTAAGTATTTCGTAGAGTTAGCTAAAGCCTGGATATGTGACAAAGACATTGATGAAGGTAAAATGTGGTACTATTATATTTATGTAATGTGCGATAAGCTGAGAGATGCAGAAGAAGAATACTTCGATAGAAACTACAGCAAATATGAAGATGAAGATGATGACGATGACGAACCCTATGGAACTTACCGTAGAGGTGGAAGAATGGGGAGATCTTCATATGGTAGACGTAGAGAATATGACAGAGAATACGATGAGAGAGACTATGAGAAGGAAAAGATGTTTCCTTACGAAGATGAACTCAAACGCGGTCGTTCTGTACGTTATATTAGATATTAATCAAATTAAATCAATCCTAAATAAAATCAATTATGTTAGAAGATAAAATTATCCTTCAAGACCGCGGTTTTGACGCTGGTCTGGCTGCTTTAATGCAGAATGCAAATAAAGGTATGGACCCTGCTGCTTTGATGGCTATGATGAATAACAATGGCGGATTCGGCGGTAACGGCGGATGGTGGTGGATCTGGATTATCCTGATCTTCTTCTGCTGGGGTGGCTGGGGAGGCAACGGCTTCGGTAACAGAAGTGGTGAAGCTTCACAGCTTGCTTCTCAGTTGAACACAGATGCTAATACTAACTTGTTAATGCAAGCAATCAATGGTAACAAAGAAGCTATCGCTACTTTGTCCAATACTTTGAATTGTGATATTAATGCAGTACAGAATGCACTGAACACTATTAATACTAGTGTTAGCCAGATAGCTTGTGATACTAAATTGACAGGCGCACAAGTAATCAATGCTATCCAGAGTGGTAATGCTAGCCTTGCATCACAATTGGCTTCTTGCTGCTGTGATGTACGTAACGCTATAACTACTCAGGGTTATGAGAGCCAATTAGCTATTGTAAATCAGACTAATACTCTGACAAGCAACGCTAATACTCAGTTCAACATCTTGGGTGCTAAAATAGACGCTTAGACTCAAATAATTAATGACAGATTCTGTCAACTTGAAATGCGTGAAATGCAGAACAAGATTGACTCATTGCGTCAAGAAAACAATCAGTTGGCTTTAGCTGCTTCTCAGCAAGCTCAAACCGCTAACATTGTTAATCAGTTAAGACCTACTCCGGTTCCTGCATATCTGACTTGTAACCCGTATGGATGTAATGGTGGCTTTACAGGCTATGGTTACAATGGTTACTCTGATGGATGTGGCTGTGGATGCTAAGAAAGGAGGTAAATATGTTTTTTAATTTTAATCCTTATACATTTAACAGAAGTAGAGTAAGAACTATAGATAACTTTGGTATACCTTCGTTGAGAACGATATATGTTACCACTGATACTACCAACAATACTGTTACTTATGGTATCTGTCCTAGAATCTGGAGACAACTTCCTTGTGAAGGAATGTTTTTACTTAATATAGTAAATACCCCTGCTGCAACAGTAACTGCAGCTTCTTTAGTAAGTATAGATACTACTAGAACAGCTAATCAAGTAAGTCCTACGACTACTACTTCTACAGGGGCTAGAGCTCTTATAAATGGTTCAGGCGATCAAATGGCTACAGAAGAAATATCCACTGGCAATAGATATCTGATTTACTATAATAAATCAAATGGTATATTTCAAACTGTAAACCATATTATACCGCCTACTACTGCTACTGCGTAATCTTTAATCAAAAAAGGGCTCTTAGGAGCCCTTTAATAAATACTTATTATGATAACATTTGCACAATTAAATATAGGAGATCCTATACATGTATTAGAGATAACCGGAACGTTCAAGAAAAGTACTACTTATTATAAAGGTACTGTAATGAATGTATCCAAGGTTTATGATGAACCCCTTCCTCCTCAATAGTTTCCTCTACCAAATTAGAATAGAAAAAAACTAGTTGATATAACAATAGGGTGTGATGGTGAATAGAAGAAATTATCTGTAGAAGAAAATAAGTCTATCATAACGGATGGAACTGTAGGTTTAACTATTGCAACAGATAAACAGCAGATAATAACAATGGTAAAGAATAATTATAACGAATACAAAGCAAAGAAGGAGGCTTTAGCTAAGTATGAAGAAGAAATGAATAAGTGCGATGCAATACTCAAGTAGTTGGATTATTAGGAGGAAAATTTGAAACAAGAAGATCCTAGAATAAAAGAATTACAAGAACAAGTTGCAGAATTAAAAGGATTAATAAAGCAAGCAAGTAATATGGTTCCACCTTAGATGAAACAGATGTTACCATAGAATATACAGAATGCAATGAATGAGGCTAGTTAATACTAGCCTTTTTTTATTTTAAGACTTCTAGACAAACGCTATTATATTACTTGACCAATTGTACTACTACACCTATAAAATGGCTTAGAACGCATCTAAATACGTTATAAAGATATTTAATAAATAATGCATTATGAAATTAAACACACTGAATACTATTATTGATGATATTCTACTTGAATTGCGCAATAGTTCTGTTGCTGAATCAGAACATATAAGTAGAATATAGATTGAGCAATGGATTCACAACTATAGAGCTGTACTCATCAAGCAGGACATAGATAAGGGTAGAGATATAAATCCTATGTATGTTCAAACTATTCCATGTGTACACATTGATAGAATAGATAGTACAGCAGGTCATATAGAATATAGAAGTGACATAGAACTACCTAAACTGATAGACTTTCATTTTAGAACAGGTCTAGTATATGTAAAAGACATGTTTGGTAATCTAATTCAGCTAGGTAATGAAACAAAGATGAAATATCAAAAGTATAGAAAATATACTTGCGGAGACTATATAGCATACATCAAAAACAATAGATTGTATGTAGAAGATCCGGGTAATGATCACCAGCTTGAATGGGTAGAGATAGGAGTAATAGCTGAGAACCCTGCTGATATCAATGAATGTTTTGATCCTGATAGTCCATATCCTGCACCTGCGCATATGATACCTGTAATCAAAGATATGATATTTACTAAAGAATTGAATATCATGCATCAGATGCCATCAGACGAAACTAATAACTCTAGAGATGATATGTAGAACATTAATGTTAGATAGCAATGAAGAAATCTTATACAATAAGCGACTTCTATGAGTTCTACTTATCTTATATCGAAAGGGAAACTGTATATGATGTTGATTACAAAACATACAGACATATAGTTGAAGATTACTTTAAGTATATAGTAGAGGAAGTTATGGATAACAGCAGAGAGTTTAAACTTCCATGTAGACTAGGTAATCTAAGTATAGTTAAGAGATAGCCTAAGAACTTTGATAACAAGAGCTTAAGAATAGATTATCACGAAAGTAAGATACAAGGTAAACCTATTTACTTTATTAACGAACACAGTAATTACTACAAGTTTAGATTCCTGTGGAGTAAGAAGGATTGTCTACTTACTAATAAGACAAAGTATTAGTTCGTAGCTTCAAGAGCTAATAAGAGAAGGCTAGCATAGATAATTAAGAATAGAGAACACGATTATGTTGAAATTCGATAATATATTTGAATTCAAGTAGGACGGATAGTACCAATTTGATGACGTATCTGGGGTATACGCTATAGTTAATCTATTGAACAATAAAAAATATATTGGATCTAGCAGCTCTATAAGAAGAAGATACCGTTAGCATTTCAATGAACTATGTAATAATAAACATTCTAATACTATATTATAGCGCGCTTTCAATAAATATGGATAGAAACATTTCGGTTTTTTGATATTAGAAACTTGCGAAGACGTGAAGGATACTTTGCTATTTATCGAATAGAAATATATAGATGAACTGGGTGACTACAATATATGTAAGGTTGCAGGAAAAACCACTGGAATACACAATAGTGGACACGCTATATCAGAGGCTCATAAGTAGATAATTGCTAATAGTAATAAAAACAGACAGTGGAGCGAGTCAAGTCTATAGAAAAAATCAGAATGGATGAAAACCAGTGCCCTTGTTGCATCACAGAGAAAAAAGATAGATATGTACTCATTAGATAATACTTATATGTGCACATATGATTCTATAGCAGACGCTGCAAAACATATGGGCAATATTAACAAAAGAGTATCTATAAAAAGATGTTGTTAGGGAAAATACAAATCAGCGTACGGATTTAAATGGAAATATCACAAAGATAATAATTATGATAAATAATAATATGGTATCATCCAAAGCAGTTATTGCTAAGATTATAGCTGATTTGGATTTAAAAGAAGACGATATTAAAATAACGGACATACGAGAGTGGATATCTGAAGCCATGGAAAAGATTGGAGCTGTTCAATAGTTAGAACACAAAGTAGCTAATCTGAAGATATGTGACTATCAAGCTAAACTACCGTGTGATCTGTATAGATTAAATCAAGTTGCATTCTCATTTGAGAATAGTTGTGGTTGGTTACCAATGAGAAAGGTGACTAACTCTTTTGGTATATATAAGAAGTGTGGAGAATGTGATCCTAAGATGTTGATACAAGATAATGCTTTACTTCCACTAGTAAAGAATATCTTTAACTTAGATAATGATAAGGATGCATTAGAGATACTCAACAGTGATTAGAACATTAAACAAACACTTAGTGCTTTAGTAAATCAGTATACTGTACCTAGTAACAATGGTAGACTTATAGTAGGTAATCCTGCTACATTCAATACTAGCCTACAGTACTCTACTAAACCGGGTTACATTACAGTTAATGTACCATGTGGTTGGGTTAAAGTATCTTATCACGCTATACCTACTGATGAAGATAGTATGCCCATGATACCAGATATACCATCATATTTTGAAGCTATATTCTGGTATGTAGCAATGAAGATGTCTTATCCTAAATATTTAAAAGGACAGCTGAATTAGAATATATACTATGATATGAGAAACTCATGGAACTTCTACCGTAGATAGGCATATGCAGAAGCTATGATGCCTACTGTAGATGAATTAGAAACTATTAAGAATGTATGGCACAAACCTTATACTGAGATGAGAGATCATGATACATTCTTTGAGAGTACAGGAGATGAACAAATACTTTATAATTGGAATAGATAATGACTAATACATTATAGACAAATACTTTCGTTGGTGGTATGAATCTAGATACAGATGTAACTATGATACCAGACAATCAGTATAGATATGCGGAAAATGTACGTGTAATTACTGATACAGAT